ATGGCGCCGCCGCCTACGCCGCCGCCTACGCCGCCGACGCCGCCGCCTACGCCGACGCCGCCGCCTACGCCGCCGACGCCGCCTACGCCGCCGCCTACGCCGACGCCGCCGACGCCGCCTACGCCGCCGCCTACGCCGCCGCCTACGCCGCCGCCGACCAACTCCTGATCACATTTGCAGAAAATGTAGTTCAGATTTTGATCGAGATGAAATCGCCAGGCTGTGAGTGGTTGGAGAAAGCATCATGAAGGACGACGACTTTACCGAAGCCGACAAAGCCGCCGCGATCAGGTATTGCGAGCTGATGAATGAAAATCCATTGGAGCATATTTCATTCGTCAATCCGTGGGGGCTCGATCGCGTCAAGGGGCCACGCTGGATGTCACACATGCGCCGCTTGTGGGCGCATCGTGCGATGACCGCCGCTTTGTCATGAGCGTAGGCTTTAAGCTATCAATTCGGGGGCTGTCGATCGTGGCTCTATTTTTGGCAATGGTCATGAGTACAAAGCCCGGAAGTGTGGCATGTGCCATTTACTTCTCAACGATGATTATTCTAGCGAACATGGGAATCAAATTCGATGACTGATCAAACTGCCTTGATTATTTGCGCCAGTATTATGGGCTTCGGTGTGCTATGCATGGGCGCTGGAACGATTTTACTGATGATCAGTGTTCGTATGCGATTGAAAGGAGAAAGCGATGCCCGAAGCTAGTTATTCGCGAGTCAAGACGTGGCGTCGTTGCCATCGTATGTATCATTACAAATACCATGAACGGCTGGCACGTAAGAAACCGAAGGCCCCTTTGCTGAAAGGCTCGATCCTTCACGAAATGCTCGACGCTCGCGCCATCAAGCAAAATCCGATTGCCATTCTCAACAAATACGCCGCGCAATATAAATCGCTGTTCATCGAAGAGCGTGAGATGTACGGTGATTTGATCGAAGATTTGAGACGCATTTATGGGGGTTATGATCGGCTGTATGCCGACGACGGCCTTACCGTACTGGCGAGTGAGGAATTCGTCGCCACTGATATTTTAGACGGCTTGCGCTTCATCGGCTACATCGACAAGCGAGTCGTAGACAAAAATAATCGTGTGTGGATCATGGACCACAAGACTGGTCGCAATATTCCAGGAGTCGATAGTCGTTACGCTGACTTGCAATTGCTGCTGTACGTGTGGGCATACAATCGTGATCATAAGCACGATCGAATCTCAGGCGTGATTTGGGATTATGTCCGCACGAAGCCGCCGACGATTCCCGAGCTGTTGAAGAAAGGCGGATTGTCAGTGGCACAGAACGTCAACACTGATTATGAAACGTTCATGACGGCTATTCAGGACAACGATCTTAATCCGAAGGATTACAAAGAGCGGCTGGCGCAATTGAAAAATCAGGAGTCGCCGTTCTATCGTCGGATCACATTGCCGAATCCACCACAGCTCATGATCGATCAAGTCGTAGCCGACTTTCAAAATACGGCAATCGAGCTGCACACGCTGTCGAAGGTGTCGAAGTGCCGCAACATGACGAAGGATTGCTCATGGTGCGAGTTTCATTCGATATGTGACGCCGAGCTGCGCGGCCACGATGCCGACTTCATTAGAGAATCAGAATTTATCGTAAAGGACCCTAGCGAACATGGCAACGAAGAAGACGAAGCCGAGTAAGTCATCCATCATCGATCGCATTACGCCCGTGCATGAGACCGAGAAAATCATGTCGGCGTTGATTTACGGTCGAGCTGGCACGGGCAAGACCGTGTTCGCTTGTACATGGCCCAAGCCGCTGCTGTTGATCGACATTCGAGAGAAAGGCTTTGATTCAGTCAGCCATATTCCAGGTGTGCATTTGGCGAAAGTGCAGGAATGGCAAGAGATCGAGGACATCTATTGGCATATCGAATCCGGCAAATCGATCTATAAGTCAGTGGTGCTTGATCAAGTCAGCCAGATGCAAGATGTATTGATGGCTCACATATGCCAGCAAAACAATCTCGATCCAACCGATCTCATCCCACGTAAAATCTGGGGAGAAGTCAGCGGTACGATGAAAACATGGGTCAACAACTATCGTGATCTAGTGGACAAGGGTATGCACGTATGTATGGTGGCTCACGAAAGGAGTACTGACGGTGGCGACGCGATCGAAGATCAAATTGACCCGAGCATCGGCCCGCGTGTTATGCCTAGCGTTGCCAGTCATCTCAACGGCGCTGTCAGTGTTATTGGAAACACTTTTATCCGAGAGCATTTCATTGGAGAAGGAAAAGAAAAAGTTCGTCGAGTTGACTACTCGATGCGAATCGGACCACACAGCTATTACATTACAAAGGTTCGGAGGCCTGTGGGTTCTGACACTCCGGACGTAGTCGTCAATCCGACGTTTGACAAGATCATGGCCGTCAGTCGTGGTGAGGCCCCCACTAAGAAAACATTGAGGAAGAAGTAGTATGGCATCGAAAAAAGGTGGTAAGAAGAAAGGCGGCATATCCGTCGATTTCAGTGGAGTCGAATCAGGCGGTGGTCGTGCCATACCTGACGGCAATTACACGCTTGAAGTCGATGATGTGACAGAAGAGGAATCAGGTGACGGCAATGCCTATTTGAAATTCATTTACAAGGTCGTCGATGGCGCGTTGAAAGGCGCTCGAGTGTATGACAACGTTTCATTGTTGCCGCAAGCGCTGTGGAGATTCAAGACATTGCTTGAGTGCTTTCAAATCGAGGTGCCTGACTCGGCCATGGATATCGACCTGGCCGATTTGATCGGCTTGTCCGTTGATGTCGAAATCACCAACGAGACGTATCAGGGCAAGCAGCGTCCGAAAGTCACGGGCTTCTTGTCGGCTGGCGGCGAGTCCGGTGCCACGGATGGTGAAGATACGGACAATGATAAGGATGACGAAGCCGAAGACGATGATGATAAGAAGGGCGACGACAAGAAGAAGGGAGCTGCCAAAAAAACAACTTCCAAGAATCGAGTCGGGGCCAGCGTCAAGTTCAAAGACGACAAGGGCAAGACATTGACTGGAACGATCACGGCAGTCGATGGCGACGACGTGACAGTCGATGTCAAGGGCGAAGAGTGGGAACTCGACGCTGACGATTTGATTGCGTAATATTCTCGATCCGCCGCAAGAGGCAGCCGTCGAACGTGCACTAGCGTTCGACGGCTTTTGCTTTTATTTCGAGCCTCGAGTAGGAAAGACTCGATCGGCTCTCGAAGTCATCAATCGACGACTCGACGTACAATTTCTGATCATTGTCGCGCCGAAGGGTGTGATCAACGTCTGGCAAGCGGCCATTCATGCCGGTGAGCTACGCTCAGGCGTAATCGTCGAATTGATCAATTTCGAGTCGTTCAACTCGAAGAAAAATCGCAAGAAACACCGACAACAATCCGGTGATTCGATCACAATGGTCATTGTCGATGAAGCACATCGAATCAAGAAACGCAGCAATAAGCAATCGAAGGGTATTCGAACGTTAGTGCCGCATAGCCGTTATCGGCTGGCGCTGACGGCCACACCCTTGGACAAATCGATCGAGCAATGCTGGCCGATCTTTAATTTCATCGATCCCGAGATTTTCGGAAAGTACCCGGACTTCGAAAGTCGTTATCTGCGCATGGGCGGATATATGGGATACAAAGTTATTGGCTATAAGAACGAAGACGAATTCAAACGAATCTATCATGAGCATTCAGCACATATCCGATTGACTGATGTTTCTCATCGTCGAATCAAAGTGAATCGAAAGATCGTGCGGCTGAAGATGAGCGACGAAGGTCGAACACATTACGATGAACTTGAAGAGAATTTAGTGACATCGAGAGGCCAGGTACGAGTGAGAGCTCCGCTCGCGATCACGCTATCAATGCGTCTACAACAAATCACTGGAGGCTATTTATGCGATAAGAAGACACAGGTGTTGGTCGATGATACGAAACTAAAAGCCGTAGTCAATTTGGCTAAGGAGTCAATACCTTTCGTGGTGGTATGTCGTTATCGCCATGAAATGGATGAGATTGCTGAGCGGCTGAAGAAATTCAGCACATTGATCGTACGAGGTGGCGAACCGCTATTGAGTCCCCGCCCGAACGTAGATATAGTGATCATACAGACAACGGCCGGTATTGGAATCGACCTGTCTCAGGCAACGACGATAATCTTTTACTCATGGGATTATTCGTACATCAATTATGAGCAAATGAGGTTTCGCATTTTGAGTCGATCGCAAACGACGGCGCGATACATCTTTCTGATGATTGAGAATTCAATCGACGAAGTGATTTATGACGCCGCTGTTCGCAAAAAGAAATTGTCCGCAGCAATCAACGAGTATTATAGGAGTCGACGTGGATAAATTAGGTTCAGCATTGGAAAAAGTGAAATCACAAATGGCCGATCCAGACACGGCCAAAATTGAAGAATCAACAACCGAGGAGAGTACTGTGGCGACGAAGACGAAAAAGGCACCGAAGAAAAAGGCTGCCAAGACGAATGGAGCGGCCAAGAAGGTCGACAAAGCCGAAGATGGTTTGGTGAGCTTGAAGGCATTAGCCGCTGAGCTGAAGATCGAGCCTCGGCTGGCGCGCGTCAAGCTGCGCAAGGCCGAAATCGAGAACCCGGGTCGGTGGGCTTGGAAGGATGGATCGGCTGAGCTGACCAAGATTCGCAAGTTGCTCAGCGCTGAGTAATGAATGAGTCGTCATTCTGGCGGTGGCTGTCTTCACGGCTGCCGCCGGGTGACTTTACCAGAATCGAGTCGCCATGTTCCCCTGGCGTGCCCGATGTCAATTACACTCTCGAGCGTCGATACCCTTACCTCGGTGACCCGAATCGAGCGATAGCCGTTCACGGCTGGATCGAGCTGAAAATCGGTGCGGCTGGCCGATACCCCTTCAAAGCCGATCGTCGCGGCTTACGAGCGTCACAGCGGCTGTGGCTGCATGAACGGCTGCCACTAGGCACAATCATTGCGATCGTGGCGCTAATCGGTCCTAATGTGGCCGCATGGCGGCTTCGAGACGACCAGGTCGACGGCTTTAATGAACTGAGCCGTGATGAGTTGCACGAAATCGCCGATTTCTGGACATTGCGTCGCACTATGACGGTGCTCCCTGAATTTTTACTAAAATAAATAGAAAATCTATTTCTTTTTAGGTTTTAACCGTGTAGAGTAGTGCTTGTCGAATCACACAACACACTTGGAGTCTAACATGTCTCAACCAGCTTTCAATCTCGCCGATGTCAAAAAGTCCATTCCCTCAATCTTCGCCACTCGCGCTCATTCGAAAATGTCGACTCGCTATGCCTTCATCTCTTCGGCTCAAATCATCGATGTCCTCGTGAAGGAGCACAATTTCCAGGTTGTGTCGGCTGTGCAGCGCTCGGCACGTCGTCGTGACCCTCGCTTCACGCGGCACATGATCACGTTGCGGCCCAAGAATGCCAAGCTGATCCGCGGCGAAGCGATTCCCCAACTCGTGTTCACGAATAGCCACGACGGTCAATCGAAGTTTCAGCTTGCGGGAGGTTTGTATCGCGTGCTGTGCGAAAATGGCCTCGTCACGTCGATTGCCGATGATGTGTGCATCAAAACTCACCTCGGCGATCCGAAGGTCATCATCGAAGCTGCACTAGCCGTCGTCGCGCGTGTCGGCAAGATCGAGCCAGTCATGGCGAAAATGATGAAGAAGAAGCTCGACGCCAAGCAGGTTGCTGGCTTCGCCATCAAAGCCGCCAAGATTGCGTACGATGAGCCGCTGAGCTTCGATCCTCAATTGTTGCTGGCCGCTCGGCGCGTCGAGGATGAAGCCAACACGGTGTGGACCGTGTTCAATCGCATTCAAGAGAACATCGTGCGCGGTGGTATCGAGTTCAAATCGAAGGCATCGGGCCGACAGTTCAGCACTCGCGGCTTGACTCACATCGGTCGCTCGATCGACATGAACCGCCAACTCTGGGCCGTCGCCGAAAAGCTCGCAGTGTAATCGAATCATGGCGGCGACTGACAGCCGCCTTTTCGGGAGTCAACATGAACAATAAAACTATCAAGAAAGAGATCAGGTTGCTGATCAACGAAATCGGAGAATGCTGCCGATTTGCCACGGGTCACGCCAAGCGAGGTGAAACCGATCAGGCTCAAGCTCGAATGGATCAAGCACTGCGACTGCGATCACGCTTGAAGAAGTTACAAGCTAGTCAGGAGATCATTGTATGAACGACGATCACGAACTTCCGGCCGCGCAGATGACAGACGTCAGCGTCATACGGCGCTTTGTGCTAGGCGGCAATGCCAAGCTGACGTTACGCTCGAAGACGACTGGTACTCGATTCACGTTTCATATACGACAGCCTGAAGCCGATCGGCCACACTTCGTAAAAGTGCTGACGGGGCCCGAGAAATACACGTTCCTGGGAACGATTTTCAAAGGCGAGAATTTCGTTCATGGCAAGCGCTCGCCGATCACGGCTGACGCATTGTCGGCCAAGGCGTTCGGTTGGTTCTGGAATATGCTACAGAAGGCCCAGTTGCCGATTGCGCTTGAGGTGTGGCATGAAGGCCGCTGCTGTCGTTGTGGCCGTGAACTGACAGTTCCTGAGTCGATCGCCAGCGGCATCGGTCCTGAATGCGCTAAGAAGTACGAAATGAAGCCCATTCAAGAAGAGCTCAGTGACCGACCTTTCTAAACGACTGGCGAGAGCCGAAGCGCTGTTAGAACGTATCGGCTTTTACGGTCGAGACAGGGTCGTTCACGGCTGGATTCATGATTATTTTGTTGAGGAGAAGGATTATGACAGCGAGACGCAAGACGCGACAACAGCAATTGCCGTTCCAACCGATCAAGTCAACCGAAGATTATGCTCGCAAATTACAACGCGACCTAGCGGCTATGACAAAGGATCGGGATCGCTGGATGTCGCTGGCCGCGATGGAACTGGCACGGGCTGAGCGAGGACTCGAATTAATCGAAAAGCTCAAAGAATGTCTGAAATAATTGTTGAGATTCCCTCTAGTTTGTGAGATTATAGCTACGTCGAATAATCAAACGGAGCCGAACATGGATCAAATGCAAACAATCATCAAGCGCGAATTCGAAGCCGCTCGACCTGGTGCCCGCGTTGATGAAGTCGAATTCACCGCCAACGAAGAAATCATCGTAAAAACCGGCAATGGAATTTTCACGATGGAAATCGGCAGCGACGATAACGGCTTTTACTTCGTGAACGAACGTCATGACGAATACGTGAGCTTTCCATTTCCGCCCGATTGGGACGAAGCGATCGACGAAAACAACGGATCATGAAACGGAGTCCCAAATGAACATCTACGCACAAATCATCAAACGCGAATTCGAAGCCGCGACCGACGTTCCTGCTCGTCGCGTGCTGTTCACCGAAAACGAGGAAATCGTCGTGCTCACGCCGAGGGATCGATTCGTAATGACGATCGGCAGCGACGATGACGGGTTTTGGTTTCGATCTGATAACACGGGTTGCGTGATCGAATTTGCCTTCCCGCAGGATTGGCTTGACCTCGAAGCTGACGGGAGGTCATGGGCGCTCGCTGACTGGGAAGCTGAATAAAACTAAGGAGTCAAACGTGGAACAAGAACGAAGCAAAGAATGGGTCCTCGAGCGTGTCAAAAAGCTGCTGACGCTCGGGCGTAACGCTGGCGCGACTGACGGCGAGCGCGACAACGCTATGCGAATGGCGCACAAGCTGCTTGCCAAGTATAACTTGGAAATGGCCGAAGCTGAGCTTCATGGTGCCGATGTCGAAGAAAAGCGCGGCTTTGTATCGACGCCGTTTTATGGCCGTCCGTGGGCTCGCGTAGTGGCTGCGGCGATCGGTCGTTTGTACTTCTGTGAATACGTGTACACGTCGGCCACTGTAGCGACGGACACGAAGCACTACTTTTTCGGCAAGCAATCTAATGCCAGCGTCGCGGCGGCGATAGCTCAGTGGGTCGTTGAAGGCGTGCGTCGTGAAGGCCGACGACAAAATCCGATCAACGGCGAAGGCGCAAACGCCTGGCTGCGATCGTTCTCAGTCGGCGCGGCGAACGTCATTTACTATCGCGTTGAGGAGATGATCAAAGAAGCCAACAAAGTCAAAGCCGAACCCGGCATGTCGATGGTGTTGGCTAGTGTGTACGCTAACGAACAATCGAAGAATGTGGTCATTCGTGATCAGAAATTTCCGAAAACTCGCAAGGGTCACGGTGGCAAGCGTAGCGGCAATCATGATGGTGCACACGCTGGCCGCAAGTACGGCCAATCGATCAACTTAAATCGCCAAGTCGGCGGCAAAATTCAGGAGCAGCTCACATGAATGATTTCTCGTTAGGCGCGCTTTTGCTCGATCCCGAGGGATACGAACGTCGGCGCATGGCTCAGGCTAAGCTACACGACGCCGCGCCGGATATGGTGGCGGCATTACAAGCCGTCAGCAATCAAGCTCGACCTCGAGCGTTAGTAGCTGGCGGCAAGTGTGCCGAGTACATCATCGATCGAGCGGTGATGGAACAACTGCGTTCAGCACTCGCGAAGGCGGGGCTATGAGTCGTCGCGAACAAACTGGAATTACGTTCATCGTATTCATCTTCTTCATGTGTTGGGTAATTGGGAGCATCGTATGAATAAAAGCAAACCAAAACCTTCGAAGCCCGTCAAAAAGGATAAATGGCAAGTGCTGGTGCGATTGATTCAGTCATACGCCGACGCACAGCAAGCCGACTCTTGGAAAGGTGGCGGCGATCCTAGCGAAGTTGAAGTGCACGAAGCTCGATTGGTTTTGGCTCGCGCCGAGCTGAATGCTTGGATTGAGCAAACGAAGCGAGAATTAGAATGAGCTGGCTAACATCGTGGCAAGGCGGCTCGGTTGTGACGCTGTTGATCGTGCTGGCAGTATTGATACGGCTGTGCCGTCATCGGCGCTACACGCCTTATATCGCGCCGCGCTACAGTGGACCATGGCCGCGCGAAGATAAGCGCCAGCGCAATCAATGGCTGGAATAAGAGCATTTTATCCTCAGCGCAACTAACGTAATATTATCCGATGTATTTCATTAGTCTCATTTTAACCAGCATCGTCGGATACTTCATTGCTGGCGTGTTCGATCGATTGGTCAGGAGATATTTATGAAATTTCAATGGTTGATGGCGGCGTTGCTCGCGACAGCGGCACACGCTCAAGTGATGTATGACTACAGTGGTTATCCGACAGCCGTGATGCCCTCGGGCTCGGTAACTCCGGCAATCAGTGGCGACATCGTTCTAGCGGCGGCGTTAAATCCGAATGAGCTAAATCAAATCGTGACGCCACTGTCTTACAGCTTTGCGGACATGCTCAGTTCGAACTTTGAAGCGGCTGAGCCTTACGGCAGTGCCAGCTTTTCATTCTCAACGAATCAAGGTCAAGTCGTTGGCTGGAACGTCAACCTGTACGGTTGGTCAGGGCCCGGAAGTGATTCGTTCGCCTCAGAGCTGGCGTCGATCACATCGAGCGGCGATACTTACACCTACACTCAGGTTTCGTCATCATGTTCGATACAGCAACCGGACGGCTGTTTTACGATCACGTCGAGCAACACGACGCCGGGTAGTTGGGTAGATCCGCCACTCAGCACACCTGAGCTACATATGTCCGGCTCGATCGAGCTGATTACTTTGCTCGTCGGATTGCTCGCTGTGTTGCGAGGTCGACGCCCGAAGGTCGCGACATATAGCATTGAGGAATACGATGCACTGCTATGTGAGAATCGAACGTTTCGAGGACGGCTGTCGCTGGCACTCGATCGAATCAAGGAGTTAGAGAATGTGCCACATTGATTGGGCGGGCATTGCGCCGATTGTAAAGTACATTTGCATCGCTGCCGTACTGTGCGTTTTATTCTGGAGAAATTGATGAGTATTTTCGAGTCGACTCGATCGATGGCAAAAACGATTCTCGAAAATGCTGATAGATTCGAGTGGTCGCTTCAGGGACTCGGTTTACTACGGCTGCATATGGGCAACACGCGGCTACACGTATGGGATCGTCGCTTCGCTTATTCCGGTGCCAGCCCGATACATGATCATGCACAATGGGCATTGCATTCGACGATTTTGTGCGGTCAGCTCACGAATTATCGATATGTCGAAACGTCATCATTGACGAAAGGTCGACGATACCTGTATCAAACGATTAAAGCCGGATACGGAACTCAAATTTTGCATGAGCCTAAGGAAATCACGCTTCACCGAATGCCGTCTGAAATTTACAAAATCGGCGACAGCTATTCTCAAAAGCCGAATGAAATTCATGAGACCGTGCCGATCAATGGCACAGTGACGATCATGCATAAGACGCCGACAAACACAGATCAAGCTCGCGTGTTCTGGCCGCTCGGCAGCTCGTGGGGGACAGCCGAGCCTCGAGCCGCAACGCCGGATGAAGTCAACAAGATCACTCGTTTAGCTTTGGATTTTTGGGAGATAAAATGCTAAGTCATCGATCACGAGAAAGAATCTGGGGTGTGTTAGGTATGGCAATCATTATTGGATTGCCGAGCTTAGCCCTGTGGATTTTGATTCATTTTATTCGTAAACACTGGTAAGGAGTTTAATATGGGTGGTGGTACATTTGATCCGGGAAAGTATCGTTCGTACGCGAGTACGACGGTTGGCAAGACCGATGCCGAGGTTCTTACATCGAAGCATATAAAGGCCGCATTGAATCCGAAGGGCGTCAAGATTCGAGAGTCACGAGACAGCGACGACAATCCGAAAGCGACGCCGATTGCAATCTTCACTGATGTGACGGGCAGCATGGGTTCTCTAGCGGCGTTGATTGCTCGCAGTGGGCTTGGCGTGCTGTTCGAATCGATTCTTGATCGCAAGCCAGTGACGAATCCTCATCTGATGTTCGGCGCGATCGGAGACGTAAGCTACGATCAGTCGCCATTGCAAGTAAGCCAATTTGAGGCGGACAATCGCATCGTCGAACAGTTGACGGAAACGTATATCGAAGGTGGTGGCGGCGGCAATGGTTGGGAGAGCTATGAATTGCCGTGGTACTTCGCGGCCTTTCACACTGAACATGACTCGCTCATCAAGCGCGGCAAGCGGGGATATCTGTTCACAGTGGGGGATGAGCCGATCGGTCCAGGACTTCGAAAAGATCAGATTGTTCGATTCCTCGATGATGGTGCCGAACGTGATTTCACGACAGCCGAATGTTTGGAGGCCGCACAGCGCAAGTACGACGTGTACCACATCGTCATTAAACAAGGTTATGCCGGTCACAATATGGACGGTGTCCTCAATACGTGGAAACCCCTGCTCAAGCAACATGTGATCGTGCTAGATGATTACACGAAGCTGGCCGAAACGATCGTATCGACGATCGAGATAGCCGAAGGCACTGACGCTCACACGTCAACGGCTGGCTGGGGTGCCGGTGCTGGCGTCGTGCTTGAAGCCGTCAAACACTTGCCGAAGGGTCACGCGCCGAAGATGCTGGGAGCGCCATAACAGAACAATTCCGGTATAGCCAAGCTGGTAAGGCACGGGGCTTTGGTCTCCGCATCGTAGGTTCGAATCCTGCTACCGGAACTTTAAGGAGAAGACGATGGATTTACGTGGACTTGTTGAAGTGACAGAAGTTGATCAGCGTGAACTGGCGAAAGCGGCATATGCTATGAGTCGTCCTCAAGGAATGGGCTTTTTGCATTTCACTGAAGGCGAGCTTGATCAAGCCACGCTGAATGCGATCATAGAACAAGCTGACAAATTTCGCGGCGGTTGTATCGATCTCGATTACGTCCGTGGCCGCTCTTGTAAGTTTCATGTGCGTTTGCATGATGGTAAGCGCTATGTATCGATCAACTGGTACGATCACAGTGTGGAAGAGATGAGTCAATTACTTCGAGATTGCAAAGTGCCAGATGTCGAGGCTCGTATTGCCAAAGCAATCAAAGGTAATACTGAGCGTCAGCTCGAGTATGACGAAGAAAATCGAAGAGAAAGGGTATCACGATGAAAGCACGCGCCGTCATTGGAGCGAACTTCGGAGACGAAGGCAAAGGTCTAATCACAGACTACTTATGCGCGCAAGGCGCTGGTGTGGTCGTGCGCTTCAATGGCGGCGCGCAGGCAGGGCACACGGTCGTCGAACCTGACGGTCATCGACATGTGTTCGGTCATGTCGGCTCTGGTACTTTTTTGAATGTGCCGACATTTCTGTCCCAATTTTTCATCTGCAATCCGATTTTGTTGATACGTGAGCTGGTGACATTGAACAAAATGAGGATCGAACCGTCGATCTTCGCTCATCCGGATTGCTTAGTCACGACGTTCGCGGACATGATGATCAATCAGCGCAAAGAAAATAAGCGCGGCGATAAGCGGCACGGCTCTTGCGGCGTAGGCGTTCACGAAACGATTCAGCGCTCAGCCGTCAGCGAGTTGAAAATCACGATGAGTGATTTGTGGAATCGGTCGAATTCGATCGAATCGAAGTTATCCCAAATTTGTGATAAGTATGCGTCGTTTCGGTCAGGCTCAAAAATCGATGAGCCCGTCATGGCTCAGAATTTTCTGAAAGCGTGCTGGATCATGGCCGAAGCCGTCAGTCCGGCTGGCATTGGTCAATGCACTGATCCGGTGTTTGAGGGCGCTCAAGGACTATTACTTGATCAGGATCGTAAAGAATTTTGGCCACATGTGACGCACTCGAACACTGGAATGAAGAACGTTCGGCTGCTGTGCGCTCAAGCTGGAATCACAGAGATCGAAACGTATTATGTGTCTCGCACGTATTTGACTCGTCACGGCGCAGGACCATTGCCGGACGAAGACGACACGATGGACTATGAAGATGACACGAATCGCGTACACCCATATCAGGGTCGGCTGCGCTTCGCTGCGCTTGATAGTGACGTGCGTTCCCGATGCACCGCCGATCATGGCGATGATGACTACAAGTTCGTACTAACGCATTGTGATCAGTTCGCACCAGATCGGACAGCCGATTTGTACAGCTACGGGCCGACACGCAAGGATGTGCGCGGCTGGCCGAATAGCAAAGTGGCGGCTAAATAAAATATCGACTTCTGTTCGAGTTCGATGTTTAATATACATGTGCCTGGTAATAGATGAGAGTTACTTCAGCTATCATGAATGGCGAAAGCCAAAACTCTTGTCAATTGTTCCGGCTCGATTTTGTCCTTGGTGTATGGCGTCGGTTACTTCTTTAGATGAAACTATACCGTCGTCGATTGTTCCAGGAAAGTTTCTGTGTCTGGTGCAAATAGCGGATACTTCAGGTGTAGTTCAATGGTAGAACATGTCAATTCGTTGACAGACGTCGGTTCGATTCCGATCCCGCGAACCGCCGAAAGGCATACGCCGCTGTTGATGGTTCCGACTAGATTTTGTGTGTGTGGTTGATGTGCTTGGTGAAAGGTGACAGCTACTTCGCCGGATGAAACTTGACTAGCAATAGTCGAGCTGGCAGTTCGAATCTGCTATTCTGTCATCGATTGTTCCGGCTTGATTTTGTGGGTGGTGTAGATAACGGTTACTTCCCTTTTAAGGCGTTGGTCGTTGGTTCAAATCCAACCGTCTCAGCCAAAATCGAGACGTAGCTCAGCCTGGTAGAGCAGCGTTGTCACCGTCATCGATTATTCCCCCGTCAAGCCTCCGTTTTATAAAGGAGGATATGATGAAGACGAATGTGAAGACTCAAAGCAAACTTCGTACTCACGAAGGTGCGCCATCGCCGAGCGTCAGTGCAACGAAAGAATTACGTCGTGCCGTGATGTCGTGCATGTTGTTCGAAAAGCAATTTTACGAAAGCGGCGAAGACAGCTCAAAGCGTATTGCCTCGCTAGTCGCTCAAGTATCGTTCGAAGACGCCGCTCAATGTGCGATCGACGCACGCGAAAAGTTCAAGCTGCGACATGTGCCGTTGTTCATCGTGCGTGAGCTGCTGCGTCGTCCTCAAGGGCGCAAGATGGGTGATTTGATTCATCGGATCATTCAGCGGCCGGATGAGTTGGGCGAGCTGCTGTCCCTGTACTGGAAGGATCAGCCGAACGCACCCCTCGCGACTCAGTTGAAGATTGGGTTGGCGCGAGCCATCAAGAAATTCAACGAGTACAGCTTGGCGAAGCACGACGGTGAGGGCATATCAGTACGTGACGTGCTGTTCCTGGTTCATGCTCGACCGAAATTCAACACGAACGGTGAAGCCCCGCCAGCTTGGAAGATCGATGCTATCGATAAACCAGGTTACAAGCGGGGTCAAGTATTGCGTCATGCGCCGTCGCTGTTTGATCGTATCGCGAATCAAACGATGGTGATCCCAGACACTTGGGAAACTCAATTGTCGGCGGGCGCTGATAAGAAAGAAACGTTCACTCGACTGTTGACTGAAAACAAGTTGGGCGGCATGGCTCTCTTGCGCAATTTACGCAACATGACTCAAGCTGGCGTATCGACTGACTTGATCAAGCGCGGCATCGAGACGATGAAGACCGATCGCATCTTGCCGTTTCGATTTCTGTCGGCTGCGAAGTATGGCCCGCAATTCGAGCCGTTTCTCGAAAGTGCGATGTTTCGCTGTCTCGGTGAACAGCCGAGACTCGAAGGTCGTACGGCACTGTTGGTCGATCACTCGATGTCAATGAACAGTCCAGTGTCAGCTAAGAGTGAAATCACTCGATTCGATGCGGCTGCGGCTTTGGCAATGATGCTGCGCGAAATCAGCTCTCGATGTCGAGTATTCACGTTCTCGACGGTCTGCGATGAAATTGCACCGCGTCGAGGCTTCGCAATTAATGCCGCATTGAATGCTGTTCGTCAGCCTCATCACACGTTGCTGGGAGCGGCGGTGAAGCACGTCTACTCAGTATTTCCTGAGTGCACGCGAATCATCGTCGTGACCGATGAGCAGAGCGCCGATCGTCCGCCACATCCGCAAGGCGCTGGCTACGTGATCAATGTCGCCGGTGCAAAGAACGGCATCGCATACGGTCCTTGGGTGTCGATCGACGGCTGGAGCGAAGCGATCATCGATTACATCCAAGAATACGAGCAAGAAGCGGCGTAGAGTTCCGGCCCGCTCACTCTGATGCGAAGCCAGCCCTGGTAGCTGGAACGACGGGATATTCCCGGAGTGAGCGGGCAGGGGCATAAGGAGAATATGATGGGATTCAGAAGCAACACAGTTCAAGTTGAGCGTGCGTTGTTCAATACGCAGATGTTCAATTTCTTGGCACTTGAGGTTTTGGCTGTTTCGATTTTCGTAGGTGTGACGTTTCAGTCGTTAGGCTGGGGCTTAGTTGCATTTCTAGTTTTGATGATCGGCATTTGGCGTCAGCCGTTTCAATCGTTGATTGCGATTTTGTTCACGCTGAGCTGGAGCGTCATTGCTGGCTGGATCGGCTATACACTATCGCATCACGACGGCTTCTCGTGCGGCGTGGCGGCTATTGCAGGACTTATGATCGCGGCGGGCGTACATACAGCGGCTATTCAGTGGCAGAAGGATTTTATCAGTGAGTGACATAAATCATCCGCAATACTATGGCGGCGACACGACGTATGAGGCAATCAAAGTCATCGAGGCTTGGAAACTAGGATTTTGTCTCGGCAATACGGTTAAGTACATCAGCCGAGCTGGTAAGAAGGATGTCAATGCCGAGCTTCATGATTTAGAAAAAGCCGCCTGGTATCTGAATCGTGAAATCGAAACCATCAAAAAGTCTCGCAAAATGGCCGAAGACTTCTTTCACATGTCGATAGCCCCTCAGCTCAAGCCCGGAACTCGCGTACGATTAACGAAGATTACATGGAAACCTGAGTGGTCGTTGAAGGTAGGAGAGCTTGGAACATGCAATCAGCTATCTCCAACGGTTGATGAACGCGATGGAGTTTTAGCTCAAGTAAAATTCGATAGAAACGGAACATTCTTCATTCCCGTAAAATGTTTGGAGGTCATCGAATGATCAATGTATTGGATAAAGGATTTGTGCGGCTGGTCGATCACAAGGGTTCTGACTTGTCGATCGTGCGTGCGGCGAGGGTCAGCTATGACGCCGACTGGCGTAGCGGAGCCGAAGAAGGTAAGGATTCAAAGCTGATCGGCTACATGATGCAACACTTGCATACGTCGCCGTTTGAGCATGTGGTATTTACGTTCGAAGTAAAAGCTCCGATCTTCGTTTTTCGTCAGTGGCATCGGCATCGAACATGGAGCTACTCTGAACTGTCGGCACGCTATGCCCCACTGAAAGAAGAATTTTATATCCCGGCACTTGAGCAAATCACGACTCAATCCGAATCGAACAAGCAGATTCGTACAAGTGAGCAACATCCCCGAGCCCAGAACATGGCGTGGCTTATCGAGCAGCAGTGCAAATCATCTTTTCAGATATACGAGGCCATGCTTGAGCGGGGGTGCCCGAGAGAGCTCGCTCGCACTGTGTTGCCGCTGGCGACGTACAGCCGTATGTTTGCCACTGTCGACTTACACAATTTGATGCACTTTTTGAAACTGCGACTGCATGAACATGCGCAGTACGAGATTCGTGTGTACGCTCAAGCAATTCTCGAGCTGATACGACCGATCGTTCCGGTAGCGGCGGGATTCTTTGAGACGACGCTGTGAATCGGCGAGAATTGTTTGGATTGATTGGAGCGGCGGGAGCGGCGTTGATCGTGCCGGAATTGATAGTGCCGAAGCGTACGATCTTTCTACCGCCAGTTGGTGGATGGGATTACAGTTCATATAGCTGGAATATAGCTGGAATATAGCCGGAACCTATGAACGATCGGAGATCACGATTTCAATGACCGATTCTAGTGGCCGCACGAGAGTCTACACGTTCGTTCGACATCGGGCCGATTGAATCGAATGGCTCGCGATGGTGCAGTGAATCAACGGCCGATTTTGGGGCGATTTAAGCGGCGATCGGCGGCTGAGCCGTGCATGGCTATCAATTTTTGACGATCGGCCAGCCAAGGCGGCTTAAATTGACGATTTGGGGGCGTTTTGAGTGACTAACTCGGCCGATATTGTCATGCCCTCGGCAAACGGGCAGTGCCAGCAGCGAATTTAGGCTTTGGCGGCTGCCGTAGCGGCTGATGCTGAGGCAGCAACGGCAGGCGTTGCGGCGACGACAGCGGCATTGATCGCTTGCACTGAAGTATCGATCGCACCCACTGACGCAATGACGGCAGTCAAATCGACGCTCGGATTGGACGATTGCAGCGCGGCAATCTGTGCTTGCAGCGCGGCGACTTCGCCCGCGATGTTCGTATTCTCAGTAGTGACGGATGTCGTAAGCGTGCTGACATCGGATTGAAGCTGCGCGATGGCAGTGTTGAGAGTATCGATTTGAGCCATGATAATTTTTCCTTGATCAATGAGTAGTTTGAGAGACTGTAAAACGATTCGTCTGAATTTAAACATTGGCAGTCATCTCGGTGATTTTAAAGCCGATCGCTTGAACGATCAATAGCAAAGCGTTTGGAGTGATTTGATGAGCTGGAACGTATAACGGAAATGGCACTCGCTTGATGTGCTGAAGAGCGTTGATCTGCAATGCCGAGCAAATCCAGTGACCCGCATCGTGCTTGTTTCGACCGGTGATGAAATCGATGATATCGGTTCTTCCGTAATCATCGGTGATCTTGGCTCGAAGGTTGGCTTCCCAGTCATCATACTCGGCTTGACTGACAGTCAATGAGGCTCGAGTTCGCTTGATCGATTTCTCAGTGGTGGCACGGCGAATCTGCACGCCCGCCGGTACACCGGCGATCACGTCGTTTCTAGCATCCAGATAACGACCATCGGCCAATACACCGGCCGCATGAGAATAACCGCCATAGCCATTACCGTACCAGGCGATGGTTCGTGACAGCCAACCTGGCCCGAGTAAAGCATCGATGGCAATCTCAGCCATTTATTTTCCTAAAGTGTTCTGAATGAACGACTGAGCTGGATCGAGCGTGTCCATGTGAGTCACGATGCCCCGAAAGGTGTCGGCCACTTGATCCTGATGTTCGATAGGGAGGACATCCGTGTCCTTGGCTCCCTTCGAACGGAGATCATCAACGATCTTGATGAGTGACAATGCCCCACCATTGATGGCTGCGGCAAGCTCAGCCAATTGGAGAACGGTCATTCCGCCGAGTACAGCGGCCATTTAAGCGACTGCTTTTGTCGCCTTAGCGGCAATCTCGGCTTGAACCTTCGTAAGGATAGCCGAAAGCAATTGTCCCTCGACTTCTATCTCGAGACTGATTCCAGCCGTTGGAGCGGCGGCCACAAACTGAAGCCATGCAGCTTCTTGCGCGAGCAAGTTACCCTTGTTGGCTTGCAGCGCCGTGATCAACGTAACGAGCGGCGCACCGGCACTGCTCACGATATCGCTTTCGAACATTGCCAGTATAGCCTGGCCTACAGAAGTAGTCATTTTGGAATCTCCGGAGTTTTCGATAAAGGGTCAACGGCCACCTCATCAGCTTTCTTGATCGTCAACGGCTGAATCGGGGCACGCCAGCGTTTATACGCTGCATAGCCAGCGGCGGCAAGCGACACACACTCGAGGCCATTTTGAACGAAGTTATTCAGTATGTCGGGAGCAACGTGCTTGCCGAACATCGCTAAAGCGTGTGAGGCGAAAGATACCACGATGCCTATGAATACCGGGGAATGCAGGAAAGGCAGTGTATTCGGAAATTCATTATTTGGATCAGCCATCGAAATCTCCTAAGACAGTAAAGCGCCAGAAATTGGAACGTCAGTGAAAACGTTCTTGACGTAATTTTGAGTCTGATCCGGCATATCGGCCAGAACATACTTGTCAGCATCGATCGCGTATTCGTGATGCACGTTACCGCCACCCCAGTTGTACGCGGCCACTGCGACTTGCCAATCTCGAAATCGAGTGTATAGATTCATCAGCAAATCGGCAGCGTCATCGATATCGACTACTGGATCTTTTCCAGCATTCGGGTAATACACTGGATTCAATTGCATCAAGCCGACACAATTAGCCGATGATCGAATAGCTCCATTGATCACTCCAGGTCTGAAGCTCGACTCTTGAAATGCAATGCGGGCCAACAAATCAGTAGGAATTGAGTATTTGATCTCCGCAGCATTCAGCAGCGGCACATAAATCGGGCCTTGTCCGGCGGACTTCCAGGAGTCACTCATTTCTGGGTCGCCAATTCGAACAACTTACTGTTGACACTTTCCAATTGAAGTCGCATTTCACGAAAATTATCCGAGTTTTCTTTATGCCGAAGCTCGATCCGCTGATCTGCTAAAGCGGCTCGGGCTTCGGACAATTTCATTATCTCGGCCAATTCGGCATGTGTCACCGCAGTCCTCTCGATCAATTGAAGCCTTTCATCTGTTCGATCGATTTTGCGACGAAAATAGACGAAGATGCTGGTGAGTAATCCGAGGAATCCGGGAATGAGCCAAGTCTGAGGAACAGGATCACTCAATTTTTTCTCCTATCAAACGTTGATTAACTTCCGACTGCTATCCAGGTGCAATCACCGTTCACTCCATTGATCAAATAAAATCCAGTTTTGGTAAAGCTCAACACCAATACGGTGGCATTCGCTCCGTAAGCTGTTGCCACGACGGCAGAGCAAGCTGTCGGAAAAGCCGTCGGAAAAGGAACGAAATTGCCTGGAGAAGCCGCCAGACCTCGAGCAATGCCGGCTTTGACAAGTTGAGCATTCACCGCTCGAGTCACATAGGCAGTGCTGGCAATCTGCGTATTATTCACAGTGGCAGCGGCGGTCGGTGCTGTCGGAACGCCCGTGAGCGGCGGCGATGCGAGGGGCGCTAAGCCAACTACGGCGGCAGCCGCTTCAGTGATGGCGATCGAAGTGGCTGTGGCGACAGTATACGCACCGTTAGAAATCTGACCAGTGGCGCTGTTCGTGGCCGCGGTCGAAGTCAACGGTACACCCGTCAATGTCGGCGACGCTTTAGGCGCATATAGCGCCAAATCAGTAGCCAGTGTAGTAGTCAGGACATAGCTGTTCAAATTGACCAGCGTCGCATAGCCTTCGAGAGGTCCCCAAGAAGCAGGAGTAGTGGCCGGATTTTGTCCAGTGTTGTTATTCACCAACGACTGATAAACAAATCCACCCTGTTGAACGACGGCACCCGACTGATATAGCTCAGCCGTGTCCCAATCAACAATGCCTCGCTGCATGAAATATCGAATTCCAGCCGAAGCCCAATTCAAAAGCCAATTGAAATACTGCCGAGCTGGAGCTATCGCGCTTTGCAACCAGCCCGCCGTGACGAATGCATTTCCTGGATCAACGATATCCGTGGTCGGAACCGCCGTGTCAGCCCAAGCATTACGTACTGTCGGTTTGGTGTAGATAATCGTCATGTATCATCCTTAAGCAGTATACGTGATGCTAACAATCTGCACGCCAGCCGGACGAGGCAAAATGTCCAGTGAGCTGAGCAAAGCCTGATCAAGAGGAGTAATGGGTTCGGAAACGTTGATCGATAGTTTCAAAGTTCCCGGATCGGCTACGGAGCAGCCGACGCCGAAAATGAATTCAAGAGCGTTTTCTAATGCTGATAACGTACCATTCGATTGATTGCGGCAGATGCGAGCGCGCAAAACGGTCAAATAGCCCGGATCACTCAGCACCGAAGTCGATGACGATGCGTCACCTAGATCATAGAAAAGACCGCCGATTGAGATATTCGTCAATTCGCCAAATGGTAATTGCAACCCGTCAGGTAAGCCGGACGATGCTTCAGAAAATCCGAAATAACCCGCGACCAAAATGTTATCGATGATACGTGACTGACCGATCCATAGCCCGAGAATGTCGAGCTGTGCGCCTACGGCATCACCATTCAAGTTGAATGCGTTTGGCAGACTTTGAATCAGATTGGTTGTATCAGCAATACCAGCCGTCAGCACAGAAACTACTGACATGAAATTCGGCTTTTGATTATGCTCGCTAGTAATCAATCCAGCGTACGGAGCCGAGCTTGAAAGGTCACCAGTTGGTAATCCCATTACAGCACCGTGAAGGTGATAAGCGTCGCATTGCTGATAGGAGCTTGGTTGTAATTCAATTGAATATCAGCCGTGACGGCGGCTCCTGAGTTCAGCTTGATAGTCATCGCCGTGATTTCAAATGTTCCGTATTGAGGAGTTCCGACCAGCAAAGCCAACGGAATCAATGCGAAATAACTGATGTTGGCCCCGATCGGCAATCCATTCAAATAAGCAGCCAAAGCCGTTTGAATCAAAGCCTCAGTAGTTGGTGACCAGCCATTCAGTGGATTGATCGTGATCGCGGCACTGATCGAAGCATTAGTGGGAGTTTGAAAATTGATCAAGCGAGTCGAGCCAGCGGCATCAGTGAGCGTCGATGCAATATTATTGACGCCACCGGCATTCCAGGTTGGTATTCCTGGCGTGATCTTGGCGAAAATTGCCTGAGCGATCGACAATGCCAAGCCATTTTCGACAATGAAATCCAGGTTGTTCGGCGGCAACGTTCCACCAATGAGGGTCATGTTGACTGACGTGTTATTCTCATATCCTTTGACACGAGTCACGCCGGACACTTGCTCGATAGCTGCGACGATGCCTTCGAAGATCGTCAGCGATGGCAATGCTACCGAATTGGACTGGCGTATGCGCAAAGCGGCATCAGTTTCTACAGGCGAGCCGACACTGGCATCTGCTGTGCTGATGATGTTAGTCCAGCCATATGTCGGAGTATTGATTTCATTGATCGTTCCGGCCGGAGCGGCAATCGCACCTTGGGATTGAGCCGTGACCGTAGTCAACAATGTTCCTGAAGCTGGAATCGTAATCGGTGTCGGGAGTAGCCAAACGTTATTATTCTCATCTGTGGCTTGACCGCCGGTGATCGTACTGGTCGGTATCCCTTGAATCATGACGGGAGCCGTAGAGAACGACGGCACGAGTCGTGACAAACCGTTGATCTGCACGTTATTTGACAGGCCAGCGCCTTGCGCTGTCGATGGACTGAATGAGTTGTATACAGCAATAGCCGCTGAATTGGCGTCGCTGATCGCTTGAGCAAATACGGCCAACAATTGACCATCCTGGCTGTCTGGATCTATGTATACGTCAGCGCCGAAGATGGCTTGATATTGCGCGGTCAAATACGCCAGGATTTGAGCGTATGTCGGTGCACTGATGCCCGTAGCCGAAATGATCGGAGCGGTAGATGAAGCCATTAAGTCACCGGATTCAATGTGGCGGAGAAGGAAGCATTGCCGTACAGCGTTGATACGGTGCCTGATACGTTGAAGGCTCGATTACTGCCCGTGTACGTGCTGGTATAAGTCAAGATGGCGGTCACAGCGATCGTTCCCAAGATTCGTTGCTTGATATAAGCATCGGGATTCGAGCTGCGACCCAGAATCGATTGACTCCACGGCGTACCTTCAGTTTGATCCAAGAACCATTCGCCCATCCACAACTTGAGTCGCGTGCTGATCGCTTGGCCGACACAAGCCGGTGAGTTGATAAGAAACGGCACACCGACGGTGTAATCGCCGTTCGAATCTAGGGGACGATATTGCATATCAGCTTCCCACAACCGGCTTGCCCGAAGTACCCGTGCCTGTCGTCACTCCGGATGTGGTGTGAGTCGTCAAGCTCGTACCGACGCTGTTCTTTACGTCGGCTCCGGTGATGATGGCTGGTGAGACGACATTGCCATTGGAATCAATCGTCACTTTATTCATTGTGATTCCGCCGGGGGCTATCATTGCGATCGAATGAGCCGTCGGATTCATTTTGATTGAGCAATTACCGTCATCACTCATCAAAGATACATTCGACAGATCAACAGCGAACGACTCGGGTAATGACTTAACTCCGACCAGCACGAAGCCGTCAGACAAGCTGTGCATTCGTAAGTCCGGGGGATCACGACCTGGGTTAGGACCGGATGCTGCGCCTTGTTGCCACCAAGCATCGATGCATCGAGAAGCAAAAATGACGAGACATTCGTCGTCCTTCGCAATTGGAAAGGTCAGTGTAGCACCGCCGCCTCCCATCCATAGCACGGGACAATCGAGTAGCACGGGCATTTGTAAGCTCGAGAACGTGCCCATCTGCGTCAATGCTTGACCGTTGACAGTAGGCTGTACGTCGGCAATCATCGGACCTAATCCCGACACTGACGGAAATGCTTTGACGATCGCCGGTAAAGCCCCCCATTGCCGTGACTGCCAATACTGCATTGCCAGCCGCATTGATTCGGCTGGGTCTGGGTATCGTTCTCGTTGATCCATCTTAAGTTCCGCCGTATCGAGCGATGGGCACGGGCCCGATTTTGAACAAGGCATTGATCGCGTCAGCCGAGGGCACCGTGGCATCGATCGCCAAACACACCAGATCTGAATACCAGTCTTGACCGCGAGTATCACCGACGTGGTTCGCTACCATCACGTAATACAGGCCTTGCTGATTCGTGACAGTCGATGTAGCCAAGAGAGGATTCGTAGCTTGTGACGGTAGATCAAGGCCGAGGCGAAACTGATTAATTTGAGAATCGAGCTGGATCAATTGCCCAATTTTAATATTCGGGTTAAGTAATGTCTTGATATTAATGCCAGCCTGAGTTTGCTCAGGGACACCCAACAGGCCAGTCGCCACTGAAATGAGCGGAACCGCTCCGCCCGCAATGTACGAGGTGTAGGGTATAAGGGTGAAAGCGCCATCTTGAATACTCCACTTACAGCTATTCGCCCAAGCAAAATCGCGTGCTTCATCTCGAGCCATGCCGTATAGCACTTTGCCTCGAACCAGATTGTTCGGAGGCAAATTGGGCATGTAGCCCATGGTGATTTTTTGATTGATGCCTTGAGCGGCTAATGCAGATTGAATCTGCTGAGCGATCTGACCCTGGTTATTTCCACCTGGAATCGATACGAAAATGGGTGCGAAGTTGTATGCCTCATCGCCGTCAGCCGCCGTGATGTCAACATAAGAGTCTTTTTGATTGATTCGGCCCTGACGAAATTGCTTGATCGTGCCGCGAAACAAGACACCGACGTTCCCTGTTTCACCGGGAAATTGATAGCCAGCCGACAACATTACTTGTGTGAATTCAGTTCCAGAGATCAGCTTGGCTGTTTTATCCGACAGGTTGAACACGCGAGCGTCGAGCGAATTGGGAGTTTGAAAATCACCGCGTTTCACCGAAAACACAACTCGAAAATCGCCGAAGTCGAAACCATTTCCGGTGGCATCGGCAACGATCAAAGTGAGTTTGCGAAGATATTGTTTCATGGATTCGTCACGTAGTATACGTTTCCGTCAGTTCCAAGATTTTCGTACGTTGGCACTTCATCGGGGTCGGTCGTTGTTTGAACCCACAACGCCCCAACAAATCCGAGATATGCATATTGATCCAGCAGATTGACGCCAGTCACCAGCGGTATGCCTTGAAGTATCGGATTGTTATTGGCATCTCCGATATCCAAAATCCAGCCGCCCATCAACGTATTTCGATATTGCATCGTCAACGTATAGGTCACGCCACTTAAAACGATCGTGAATTTCTGAGGTGCGGCTTGAAGCGGGACCTTGTAAAAGCTAGCCATCAGTTCAAGATCTCATCGGGCGTAAATATACCGGCCGCTTCATCGCTACCCGGCGGCCAACCATTCGGCGGTGCTGAGCCGCCAGGAGCTGGGGTAGCACCCGATTGCAAATTCTGGGGACCCAAATTCGTTGTTTCAGCCGTGTTAGCTGGCGTCGCTTGATTCGCCGTCGGTGGCAAAACCGCCGATTGCGTGTTGACGATGATGATCTGTTTCATCGTCGCCGTGACCATCAACGCTTGAGATGTCTTTTGATCACGAGTCAGTGAGATCGAAAGCAACATCATGTTGGTGTATTGACGAATCGACGTAATCACCGTGAACGGCAGCAGTGATTGCTGCAAAGCCAGAAGCTGTGAATAGACGCCGGATACATAATCGGACACCGACATACTTCCGCCAGAAATCGTCGGGCTCGAATCAGAACCGATCTGTGAACTACCGCTGGAGAACAACGACGATACTGTGTTGATCAGGCTTGAGCTGTTCGCATTCGACCAGCCACAGCGCATGATCAGGTTGGCGGGCTTTACAAAGGAGTGATCGCCAATGTTTGCGCCCGCTTCGACCGGTAGATCAGTGACTTCGAGTGTATCAGTGGCTTGCTCTTCAATCGTGGCATCGATCGTGATCGGTGAGCCGGTGGCTGGAACGAACTGTCCTTGAGGAACAAGCGTCAGCACGTTGCTGTAGGCGGCGAATGCTGCTCCACCCAATTCCGTGAGTACGGCGCTCATCGGCTGTCCGGTGAGAATTCACGGATGATTTCAGCATTCACACGCGATTGCTCAAGCGCCACAGCGCGAGCGATCGTTGCAGGATCTGAATGCAGCGCACCTTGAATGATGATCTTCGTTTCTTGCTGAAACGTCTTGCCCTTGGCCCGATCAGCATCCAGCGCATCGTGACTCAGAAAGGCCGGAACCGCATTCGTATTGTGTAAACGAGAATACAGTTTCTGAAGATTCATGTCATCAATTCGATTGTTTATGAGATCACCAACATCAGCGGCCTTTCCGCCAAGCCATGAACCGCCTTGAGCCAGCCAGTTGTTCGGAAAGTAGTGATCAAACAATGCTCCTAGTCCAACACCGATAGCCGTCGCGGCAGAAAGACCCCACGCCAATCCGGCAGCGGCCCAAACACCTTCACCTTCGGATGCAGTAGCTGCAACGGACAATGACTTACCGAAAGCCTTAGCTAAAGCCACGCCCAGACCGGTGATGCCAGTGACGATTCCAGTAGCTCCCATCAACTTCAGAGCTGCCGCAGCCGCTAATATTTTCGTACTCCAGCCGTCGGTCGCTTTGTCAAGTTTTATGAATTCATCTAACAGCCAATCCATAGCCGGACGAACAATGCCGTAGACCGTTTGCACTTCTCCGAACGTTTCATGAATACGTTGACGAATCAGTGGCCCATTGGCATTGAGCCAATCGAGCAAATGATTGAACTCTTGAAACAAGTACTTGAGGGCCGAAACGATGTCCTTCGTAATGGCTGGGCCATTGGCACTCAAAAATTTCGAAATTGAGCCGAGACTTAGACCCAGCTGTGATTGCAAAGGACCTTGAAGACTCAACAACAAGCCTAAGACCTGCATCTTCAGGTCCTCGAGCTGTATCATGAAGCGATGCGCGGCCTTCGTAACCGAATCCCAACCGTGGACTTGCTTCTGTTGACGAGAAAGTTCTTCTTGATATCCCGGAGTGCTGATCGCGAGCATCGTTCGTTCAGAGATACCGAGCTGCCCAGCGATTTGAGAGGCCAGATACGTTTGACCGTTGGCGCGCTGTGACTGAAACAGCTTACCTAGCGAGCCCATCAAATCGACGCCGGATTTCAAATGACCATTGGCATCACGAGCCGATTCACCTACGCCGTGCAACCAACCTTCTAGGAAATTCTCGCCGCCCGGATTATTGCGCAGAAATGATGAGAGAGCTTCAACTGATCCTTGCGCTTCATCGATCGATGCACCGAAATTTCGAGCAGCCAAATCGAACGCTTTCAATCCTGACGCTGAACTGTTCGTACGCTGAGCGGCGAAATACAGCGCTTCGAGGTTCGATGCGAATTTAGCGACGCCAACGGCCACGGCCAATGCGGTTGCTTCAATGACCGTGCCCAGCTTAAACACGGCTTTAGTGGCCGACGTGACTCCGCCCGTGAACTTCTTCATCGCTGATTCGTCGAGCTTGAAGCCCAACGCCACCAGAAATTCTCGAATGACCGTACTCTCAGCCATGATTAGGGTCCCTTCGGCCTCAGAAGCTCGTCATTGTCGGCACGTACATCGATCGAATCATTCAGCAAAGCAATAAATGCTAAGTCCACGGTACCGTCTATGAGCGACTCGGCTTTCAATAATCCAGCATGAACTGGCTTTAACAACCAATCTTCACCGCCGGGAAGCTCAAAGAACGTTACGCCGAGGTCTCGGGTTCCTTGGCGCTTGTAAGAAACCCGGCTATAAAAGTCGACAAGTTGTCCGCGATGACTCGCATTACTAAACGAATCATCAGTGAGATGTCGTTCAGGTCAGCCACCATCGACGATTTGCCTTGAGTCGTCCAGTACTGGATCCAATTGTCTCCGTACTTATATCGAATCACTGACAGACATGTGCTGAAGACATATTCAGACGCTTCATCGCTCATCGCGGCCAGGCCATCGGCAAACGGCTGGAGCATCGGACCAAGAATATCAAGTTCATCGGTGAGGTCGGTTTTATTATCCTTTTTGTCTTGATTTTTCTTGACTTCCAGGAATACCGGAATGAGCGGAGGAATTAGTGGTGCGATTTTGCGCGACACATGAAACTGTTGTAAGGCGGTCAGCTTTTCGAATCGGAAAGACTTTCCATCAATTTCGAACTCTACCATTAGTAAACTCCAAGTACCGTATCGATATGACCGCAATCGAATGCCCAGTCAATCATGTTGGCCGTTTTGCCGTATGCCAAATTTGGCTTCTTCTTGAAAGCACATTTTGTAGCGGTGGTGATGTCGCCTGATTGCGTTTCTCGAACGATGATCACATTTTGACCCCACAGCGAAGAGCTGATTTGCTGCGCATCGTACATCGTTTGAAGAATCGCATTCGTCGGTGACGTTTTCAAACAATGAATCGTGATCACTCCGGACTTATCGGCGTGCAACGAATGCATTGGAGTACCGTCGGCTCCGATCGTCATGGTGTTTTTGTCACCAGCCATATCGATCGTAATGCCCTCATCGGCAATGGCTCCGCCGTAACCCAGATTGGCTGCGCCAGTGGGGCCCGCCAGCGATGACGAAACATCTTTGAAACTATAAGTATTAGCCATCGAAGGGCTCCTATGAATTTACGGACAGAACAAGGGAAGCAGAGTGTATAGCTCCGGCCAATTTGATCAGTGCCTGCATGACCGGCGCTTGACGAGCTGCCCGAGCCGCTTGGCTTTGAGTCGCCACGGGAGGAGCGTAGATGTAATATCCCTTGCTCAGTGTCTGACCAGTGACTACAGCTCCGATCGGCGGACCTTGCCATACGCCGGGAGCGACGAGTCCATTGGTCACCGATTGCTCTAACTGGCCGGTGACAACATTGACTAGCGTAGTAACGCCAGCGTCGGTTTGGGGAATTTTCGTTCCGACCGTATACAAGGCATTGTAGATTGCCGTTTGAATGGCATTCTGTAGCCAATCGGTGCCATGTACGATGTCGAAGAACGTACCGTTCGCCATGGTGCCTTGTTGTAAGATTGCCGTGTTGTTGTTGTAGTTCACAAACACATTGCAATTCTTGGCCGTCAATGCCGCTGCCTGCGTCTCAGTCAGCGTTTCAGCCGCAACACCGGCTTCTTGCTTGAACTTCAACGTGTACAGCGTACTGGATCCGTTGAAATTGACGGTGAACGCATCACCGAAGATAGCCGCTTGAGCGTAAGGCGTCGAGCTTGAGTATTGAGCGAAGGTGCGCAGATATCCCAGAGCTTGAAGCTGACTGGCAATATCGGTATTCAAAGACGGATTCAATGCCGCACCTTCTTGCGTGCATACGCCGAATATGCGAGAAACCGTCAAGCCTTGAATCAATCCAGCGACGGCGACGTAATCCGAGTCCTGCGGCTGAACCGAAGCCGCGAACATTACTCCATACCAGGCGTTGCTCATTGCAGCCAGCAAAGTCACGCAAACTAGCGGGGTTTCGGCAGCGATGCCGACGACGTTGTAAGTGCCGCTGACCGACGAGTTCAAATTCGTGATCAGTGAGATGTCGACACCCGAGCCAGCCGATGCCACTACCGATGAGCTGATTCCAGTCGTAGTGCTGGTGATTTGGAAATAACTGTAAGTCGGATTCCAAATCACGTTGGCTGATCCAACTAGCGCCGCTTGAATTACTGCGGCTACCGCCGTCAAGCTGGTGCAAGCCGTGAAATTCAAACCGGTCAAATTGTATGCCGTACCGTTGATCAACAAATTCAATCCGCCAGTGCTGATCGAATTGAAGTTTGAAATCGATTGCTGAGCCGCGCTGAGCGGGGCCCCGATCAATGTGCCCGGCGTAGCCGTACGAGCCCAAGCGCCGATGTACAAACTTTGAAGCTGCGGATTCTGACCGAAAGCGATTGCCGCAGCCAGATATTCAGGAGCGTTGTTTGGGTAATCACCGGCAACAGCAGCTAGTGAGGTATACATGCGATATCGAGAATTCGTATCGATGACGCCTGAATCGCCGAGAATGAGCAGACTGCCGAAGTTGCGCTGTTGGGCGGCAGTCGGCTGCAATAGGACGGAAACGTTAACAACGTCCCCGACTGAAAGACCCAGATTGATGGTCATAAAATTAAGGCTCCACAATTGAACCGGGAGGAACGATGATCGTGTCATTCACCACGGTGTCATCGCGTAAATTTACTTCTGCGATTAGGATGTTCTGCACATCGAAGATCATTTCGACTTTTCGACGAAAGGACAACGAAATATCTTGACGCTTGATCCATTGCTGACTGAGCAGTTCAGGAGTTGGGCGTATCGGACCACAAGATACATATCGAATGGCATACGGCAGCAACGCCTCGGTATTTTGCGGGACGTTCAATCCGGCTCGAAGTAATCGAGCGTACTGCTGAGCATTCGGACCGTAGAATGAGGCCAATAACTCGATGGATTCATGGTCCCAATAAAGTTCAGTGTTGCTCGGCTCATCGTAAATGAGCCAAGGTCCATCATCCTGATCGACTTCTAAAATTCCGATGGCACACCAGTTGATATGGGGCTCGGGTTGCTTTGGAACTTCAGGCTGCCATCGAGGTCGAACGAGGGTGCCGTCAAGGCCCGTAACTGAAGCGACGAGCGACTGGAATACGGCATCGAGCGCAACATCATCGATCGGCAAAGGCGCTGCCGCGCTAAGCACGCCGCCGGTAGCTGAGGTATTGCTCATTTAGGCCCCTAAAAACGAACGCATAAGCCAACCTTCAGCCGATCGGCTAGCAACTGCCAGGATACCCCGGTGGCGGCTTCGTTGAGCCAGCCAGCGGCAACAGCTCGCATGTCGCCTCGACGAAGCCACGGCCATATCGCGAATAGTTGTTGACATCGGCCACCGTATATGATCGATCGCCGCGCTGAACAATATCGGCCGTAAAACCAGATTTGCCATCCATCAATCGAAATCGAGTGCAAATCAGGATGGAGCCAGTGATCACTTCGCCTTCAGGCGTGCGACGCAACTGGGAATAACTGATCGACGTGACAACACCACCGAATGGTATCGGTACGGCTCGATTGACGGCCATTCCGTTTTCGCCTATAACTTGAGACATTCGATTGCAAATCAAGCCGCCCTCAAAAAAATCGATGTCCGTCAGAATATCTGAGACGTCAAGTTGCGGCATCTTTCTTATCCCTAACTACGTATGTGATCGAATTTCGCAATTGGCCCGTATTGACTAAGGCCACGATGCCGACATCGGTTTGTGCTGCTCCGGGCGGAGCTCCATTTTTCACTAGATCCAAATACACTTGCTCACTTTCGCGACGTTTGGTCTGTCGCTGGCGGTAACGATTACGAATCGTAGACGGCGCAAGAGGTGGTGGAATGTTCGAGTTGATCGTGTGTTTCACTTCGTTCGATGCCACGATACCGGCTCGATTCAATCCTTGCAGCATACCGGGCTGATTCCCATTCAAAGCAGCTTCACATGCCTGACGTAATTGCCTGAGTGATTCTTTCTCTGATTTCTTGACGCCTGGAATCAGGAAAGGTCGAGCCGGAACATTGCTAGCTGGTGAACCAAACTCCATGGCATAACCAATTGTGGCGTTGTTCACTGGCTCATCGTCACGAACGTTTTGTCCATTATCGGGGATGCCAACCAACACTTGCTTGCCAGTGATCTTCGTAATCGCTTGAAAGACTTTTGAAACGTTGTCCTTAGTGATGGTAACGGCTTTCATCTGGCGGCTCCAATCGAATAATTTGATTCTTCAAAGCATGAGAACAATCATCGAGAAATTGAATTGAGCCGTCAGTCACGAATGAGTGACATCGACCACAAACGAATTTGCAATCTGGATGTTCCTTATTGAACGTACACCAACACGAGTCACCAACTTTCCATGTAGATAAATAATGCCCGCCAGTTACCAAGATACTTGGCGTAAATGTCGGACGATCGTAATTCCCATTGAACGTCCAACCGGAATCGACCACATGCATCGATTCACAGCCAGGACACCAAAATCCAAGTTGATCGCCCAGAATGACTCGAAGAACACCCTGAAGCATTCAAGTAAAAAACACAGCCAGCAAATACGCCACGAATGATCCAGCGAATAAATTCACTCGAGCTGGAACGTTGAACGTCGCAAGGACGCCGAGAACTAAGGCCAAAAGCAAACAGAAATAGTGAGCATTGACATGCATCGAATTCTCCTAATTCAACATTGGCCCACCCGGGCCGAAATTAACTTGCACTGGGCCCGTACCCATGTATCGAGCCAATTGTAAAAAGCGAATTCCGTAAGTGGTCATGTTCCAAAAAGCACCGTCGGTTAATGACACTGATTTAGCGTCATATCCGACGGCCACTTTGTCGACCGACTTACTTGTGATTACTCCTTGAACCGTCCCTGGTATACCTCCGGCTCTGGCCGTTGCGTTGTCGCGAGCCATCAAAATCAGATGATGAGCCACGAACAAAGAGGTTCCATAATCAAGCTGTGCGCCCCATCGACCTGCATTCAACAATCCACCGGCGATACCAATGAACATGTTCACTGAGTCGTCATCATAAATACTCGGATCGTCGAATGCTTTGAACGATTGTCGGAAAGAGGCGCTGGTGACAGTCATGCGCTTTTCTTCACGCCGACTGGACCTTGCTTGGCACGAAGATCAGCACCCGAGGTATTCAGCTCGGCCTCGATCTCCTTGGCTGAGGCTTTTGCTCCGGGCTCGGCCGCCTTGATACGAGCAAACGCCGCATTGGCATTTGCCGTTGCGATGTCCGCTTCAATCGTGGCAGCCTTCGCGTCTGCGACTTGCTTCTCTATCCGAGCTTTTGTCTGCGCGGGTGATTCGATACGACCTTCGGCATTCGTATCTCGAATCCAGGGATGAAGCAAAAAATCATCATCGACTTCATGCTCACCCGGACCAAAGAAGCGCTCAGTGGTCAGCTTTTGACCCGGTTGAGCCGGTGAAGAAAACATGAAGGGTTTCAATACTCGAATTCTCGCCATAAGATTCTCCTTTACATCAACATCGAATCAACCCAAATTGGAACGCAGACCGCACACCTCGGGATATACCATTTCGATCGCGCCCAGACGACCGAAGTACGTCACGAGCTGGCGAATGTCACGATACTCCAGCGGAGTGCGCTGTAGCGGGACCAACGGGAAGCGAACGCGCATTGGATCCTTCACATACGCGAACATGCAGTTGGTCGCAGCCACGCCCTTGGCGTTGCCGTTGTTCGTGCCAAGCAGCCACTTGCAAGGCTGAATGTCGAGCGGACGGCCATTTGCACCATTGCTCAGGCTGTTCGCCTTGACGAACTCAAGGACCGAGATATTACCGGCAGTGCTGATCAGGGTCGAAACCAAGATCGAGTACGACGTCGGATCGACAAGCAGACGATCAGGCACGATCGCGAAGCCAGTGGCCTTCCAAATGCTGGAGAGCAGGCTGTTGATATCGGTCAGGATCTGTGCCGGGGTGGCAGTCGCCCAGCTACCGTTCACCGCGTTACCGGTGTTGGTCAGCAAAGTCTGGTTGAATAGACCGGTCAAAGCCAATGCGGTATCGCCGACGTACACTTGCTCATCGGTGTCCATCTGATACTTGAGCTGCATTGCCTCGAACTTTTGCTGATCGACCGGACGGCCGAGTTTCTGAGCCGAAGCCAGCTCAGGCAAGGTCCAAGAAAGCTGAGTTGCCCAAATATTCAAAGGCAGCAAAGTCTTGCCAATATCCAGACCAATGCCGACAATGGCACTCGAGTCTTTACCGGCCCAGGCTTTGTTCGATCCAGCTACGCCCGGAGCTTGGGAGAAAGAGCTATTGGTGAAGCTCGAATCCTCATCCGCCATGCTGACATCGGTACGCAAGTCGATATCTCGACTCCACGTAACGGCTGCCAGAGGCATGTGCAGACGTTGATCCAAACGCTCCAACTCGCCCACCAGGAACGAACCGGAGGAATCGATCGTGGCCTGATCGAACGTGAACAGCCCATCCTGCGTGCGCAGTCGGGTATTGACGCTTGAATTGGTGCCACGAACCGAGCCCAACAGTCCACGCCGCGCCATTAGCGCGGTTGCCACAGCCGAATCTACGGTGGCGGGATGTGCTTGAACATTCATGTATTCTGTCCTCATTATAGAAATAGTTGGTTAGACGTTGAAGGCGAGTTCGGCCATGCCGTTTGAATCGCTCGCGCAAGTGAAATAGCCGTTGTACGGGAACGTATTCATCTCAGTGGTTGAGCCGCCCGTGGCCGCTGCTTCCAATCCGCCTTGAACGTGTTGACCCGAGCTGGCCGCATACCACATGTAAGCCGGAGTATTAGCGGCTGCCGCATTGACGGCGAAGTTCTGAACGTAAACCGAGATATAGCCACGGCGCAGGATGTTGGCAATGCCCGAAGTCGGAGGCACTGACGTACCGAGAGGATCCGAGGCATTGGCACCTTGAGTCGGGAAAGGACGTACTAGAATGCCGTACACGGCCACGCCAGAGCCATTGATGGGAACGACCAGGCCATTGACCAGGCCAACGGGCACGCCGTAGGACGGAAAAGCCGTAGCGCCGAAAGGCTGAGCTTCGACCGTTGCGATTCCAGCGCGGGTGATATCGCCAGGGATGCCGAAGGGCATACGAAAAGTATATGCAGTCATGTGAATTTTTCCTTTGAGAAATCTTGAATTAAGACGATGTTATCGAGCGCCAGAACGACCGGCCCAGAACTTCTGGTTGGCTTCGTTGATGGACTCAATCGTGACGGCTTTGCTGAAGTCTCGAGTCGATGCCGCCACCAGATTAGGTCGTGAGGCTGCGTTGTTTTGAACACGACGCATTTCGGCTGCTCCCGTAAACACATTCAGCAATGAGGGACCATCGAGTGTTTCAAGCGATCGACCGTACAGAAGGGGATTGATGCACGCCTTGCCTTCGTCGGTCGTATTGGCCTTCAACAGCGAATTGAGCATGAAATTCTTCAAGCCCTTCTGACTGACGGCATCGGTGGTTGAAACCGACATTCCCGGCGATAGAATTTCGGCACGGGCCAAAATTTCCTTGACGAACGGCGCTACTGAATCGCCTACCCAAACGCGGCCCAACATGCTGGGATTTTTCGCCAGCTCTTCGGCTGACAGCACGGCATCCTCGACTTCGTCCTTTTTCTCTTCCTTCTTTTCGTCGTCCTTTTTCTCTTCCTTTTTGCCGTTCTTCTCTTCCCAATCCTTCATACGCTTGTCGACTGCATCATTGATCTTCTTGTCCATCGCACCGAAACCCTCAACGTCATCCGGCTCATCGTCTTCGGTCAATACGCGATCGAGCGCGGCTTGATCCTTAGTTTTGACGGCAGTCAATAAATTCAACAGCCGATCGATGATCTTGACTTTCTTACCACTCATTTGCGTTACCTCTGATTGTGAATCTTTAATTGCTACACGCGGCCCAGCACGACCGCGATCGACTAGGGCTACGTGATTTCCGATAATGTTGTGCTGAATAGCTCGACCGGCTTCCGTTTGTTCATATTCCGAATCGTAGCCGCAGGACAATTCGGGCAATTCTTTGTTGACATACTTGATAGCTGCTTGATCAGTGATGAGCAAGTCGGCCATCAAAAACTCATCGTCAATGCCTGACCCTTGGCGAACGTTTTGAACCACGCCCACGGCGAGCTGTTTCCACGTTTCGGGTGAAACGAACTCATTGGGATGCTCGACAGTGACCGGCTTGCCTTCGAATGAAGCGATCGTTTCCTCACGAAACACTTCACTGGCGTTTCGATCGACAACAATATGTCCGTCATTATTGGCGTCGAGCGGCAGTTCTTTCTGACTGTAAAGCTGTTGACCGGTCCGAGCGATGGCGACACCTTCGCATACGAGAAAACCTTCTGGAGTCATGCGTCGTGATTTGCCAAGCTCACCCGGAGCATAGAAATTCATGCGATCGAGGATCTGAGCGTGCATCGAATCACCGACGCGCTTATGACTAAGAATTTTCAATCCCCCGTGAAGCTCCTCATCATTTTCCAAAGCGTCTTCAATTTGCACCATGATGTCTTTTGTTCGAGCTTGTTTCTCTGCAATCGCTTCTGCCTGTTTTTGTGGATGACCGGCTTTGACTAGCTCGGCAATGTTCGAAGAAATTGCTTCTTCGCTGTTCCCTTTCTTCAATGGCATTACGGCGCTCCAACTCGTGAGGGGAATGATCGTATCGGCAAAATCGCGGGCAACGCTGGCGTCCAACTCAAGCTAGTTGTCGGACACTGAGCAACGACGATGTAGTCATTCATATCTAAACCGCCGGTCACAGGCATCAGTACCAGTGTTTGACTTTCATCGATCGCTGGTGGACCGTTGGCTATGGCTGCCGGATCAGTGTCGTTGCCGTAAGGATCGGTGATTGTGACAACCGGCGTGCCCGTGAGCAGCACGCCGGGAGGTAAGAACAACACGAAATTGAAGGTCAGAACAACCGACTCCAATGGATTTTTTTCATTGAATCGTTGCAACTTAACTCTCCAAATGATCCGGCAACCAAATTACTGTGAACGTCCGATGAGGCATGAATACTTCATAGTTGCAATCGTAGATATACAGATTCGGCACAAGCGGACCGTCAGTGATCGCCCAGTCGATATCTTGATCTTCCGCTGGCTCATATGCCCAATCCCATGAATCGTCAGTGAACTGCGAGAACGGAATTACCAAGTTGACGAGCGAGTATTCGGTCAGCGCCCATGAGATGTCATTATCCGAATCATCTTGCGTCCAATCCCAAGGATCCTCGACAAGCGACGGCGGTATGATGCTGATCGTAGAATCTCGATAAATCCATTCGTCGTCTTCGATCTCCTGACTGTGATTCCAAGGATCATCGATCGCAGCCATTTGCGCTGGTGCAATCGGTGCGTCGATCGTAAGCATCGAATCATCGTCAGCATCTTGCGTCCAGTCCCATGGATCTTCGATCGTGATCGGCTTGTTGTTGACGTAGACGTAATCATCAATGACTACATAATCATCATCGTCTTGCGTCCAGTCCCAAGGATCGGCTGACGGAAAGCTCAGATTCAGAGGGACATCGACAATCGCGTAATCGTCAGGCGTGACGTAATCATCTTCAGCTTGCGTATGATCCCAAGGATCTTCCGGCGGCATCGAGATCGGAATGATCAGCGTCGGGCCAACCGAGTCCGTGTCCAGGGCCTGGTACGTCTCGTCGTCCGGGTCCGCAGGGAACCAATCGTAGGCATCTTCAATCGTCAGCGTCTGATTCGCGACCAGATCGACAAGCGTGTAGTCGTCAATGATCGGGTAATCGTCATCGTCCGTCGGGAAGTGATCCCACTGATCTTCGACGCTGAGATCCGGGTTGTTGTTCGAGCCCACCGGCTCCAGGTCGGTCGTCGTGCCGTCGAGCTGGTCCGGCTCCTCGTCCCACCAGGTCGGATCTTCCTGATTGAGGAGCAGGTTTACGTCGTTTTCGTAATTGTCCTCGGTCCAGGTCTCGTCACTGTCGGCGGTCTGGAAGTGCTCTTGATCCCAGCCGTCTTCGATATTGAGGAACAACAGCCCAGTGTTGGCGTTGATGTTCAGGAAATCGTCGGTGACTACGTAATCGTCGTCGTCCGTCGGGAAGTGATCCCAGGTGTCATTTTGCGGCAGGTCGGCATCGTCGTTGCCGAAGTCGTCAGCAAAGAAGTCGTCCGGGTCTTCATCCCAATCCGTGTCGCTGTAAAACGGCAGGGCGGCCAGATTCGGCAAATCTGCCTGCTGGTAGCTGCCGGGCGTCCACGCGCTGAACTCGTAGGCGTCGTCGTTCGCCCAGCTCCAGGACTCTTCGTTCGCACTGACCGGGATGCGATCCTGGGTCTGGTAGGTGACGGGCAGCGGAATGAAGTCAATGACTTCGTCGAACAGTTCCGCATCTTCGCCGTAGTATTGGTTGGCGGCGTTGACCGCCGCATTCGCAATGACCGGGCCGCTCTGATCTTCGGTGAAGATGAGAGAATCATTCTCACCCGAATCGTCGATCCAGTCGAAATCAATCTCATACGCAAAGGAGGACAACGCCAGCTGGTAATAACCGTTGCTGAGCGCGTAGACTTCCGGCACTTCGTCGAAGTAATCCAGCCACTCGTCGCTGATCGCCAATTTCGGTTGACGCAGGGCGACGATGAACGCATCGAGCTTGTCGCTGACAACAACCGAGTAAACGTTGCTGATCGCACCGGGGGCGACGTTGTTCTGGTACTGGATGAATGCGTCGTACCCAGTGCCCGACGTAATCGTGCCGTTCGGCGGGATTGCCCAGCCGCCCGCTGCGGAGAACGATTGCGCCAGGACGCTGGACGCCAGTAAGGCGATAACGTCATCGCCGCCGTTCGCATTAATCACGCCCGTCGTGTGCGCGCCGCTGGTCGCGGTCGAATCACTCGCCGTCACCCCCAAATCGAGCGGCGTGAACTTGTCGCGACCCGAGGACTCCGCAACGAAGATCGTCGGCGTGTCGCTGCCGGTCGTTGCGAATGTGAACGTGTTGACGGCGTTGCCGGTGATGTTCTGCGCTTGCCAGATGGCCAGCGTCAATCCCGTCGCCGAACCCGAAAAAGGCGAACTGGAAATCGGGCTCCAAACCAAACTCGTGCTGTCCGAAGGCGTCGGCACCCCTGCGCTGGCGGCGTTGTAGATCGCAAAGAACAGCAGGTTGTTGCCAGAGGTCGTGGCAATCGCTGTCGTGGTTTGCGTTGTGCCTGCGGCGGTTAAATTTCGGCCAATCGCCTGGACTAACATCTCAGTTCACCGGTGGCGCATTAGCGCGAATCGGCGCGAACCACTGACGGTCCGGCGCGCGGCGCCGATGGATCAATCTACCGCGAACACGAACGCGGGAGCGCGGCACCCAAATTCTCGCAGGGGCGCGTACCGGAGCGCTGTCCGCAACGATGTCAACCCAGGAATTGTCCTCGCCGTCCTGATCCCACATCAGAAGTACTCACTGGACTCAAGCGAATAACTCGTCGGCACGGACAAGGCGAACGCCATACCGACCGTCGCGAAGGTGTCGTACTGGTTGCCGCTGACCACGCCGAACGTCGCTGGCACGTTGGAGGCAATGAGCGCGTCTTCCGCGATCGAGGAGCCGGTCTCCCATACGCCGCCGCGCCCGGTGTAAGCGGTCGGAGTGGTGCCTGCGGTTGGCACGGCCTGCGCGCTGACGTTCCAACAAAAGCCAAACCCCATCGACGGCACATTCACGCCGGACACGTTGCCGCTGTTGATGTTGTCGGGGCCGATCGGGCGCGCCGCCGTGTAAGAACCGCTGCCGCCCAAGTACGCGCCGAGTGCCGAGATGCCGGAATAATCTGCTGCGTAGGCGCCGTACAGGTTGGTGCCGGTGGATTGCGTCACCGAAATCACTGTCGGCACGGCGGATACGTTTTGCGCGTACATCGCGATCAGCAAGTAGCTGACGCCGATGTAGGCCATACCGGTCGTCGTCGGCGTACCCAGCAGGGGGCCGCTGAACGTGCTCACCGTCGCGAGCCAGCTGCAAGCGGTCGATCCATTCGTCAACGTCGCCGCGCGCAGTTCGCCGTCGCTGAACTGGATCATGTAGGCGCCGGTGGTGCCTGCGAATGGGGCGTTCAATGGCGCGCTGATGCCGCTCGGAGGCGCGGCGAACGTGATCCCGATGATCGTGCCACTGAACGACACCACGGTCGGCGTGTACACGTTGTTCGCGCTATCGCTCACGTTCCACCCGCCAATCTGCCCCGCTGCAGTGCCTGCGAGAACGAACGCTAGAAGGTCACCGTTGGCAGCAGGAGTGATCGAGGGGAGAGTGATGAGGTTCGCAGCGGAGCCGTACGATTGGACTTGGCTGTTGAAGGCGTAGGTCATCAGAAATACTCGCTCGATTCAAGCATGACCACGGAAGGACCAAGCGCTGCACCACCACCAGATGCCAGTGAAATAACGACAGAGCCATAATTGGCGTTTGAACCCTGGCTGTTATTAAGCGTACCGGCTAGTGTGCCAGTTGAACCGGCAGATACGTTGATCGAATCGCAATAGCAAATCGTTTGAGAAAATTGAGCGCTCGGATTCGGAGAATCCTTATCCGCGTATCCGGTCGGAGGCGTGAAAGTAAGCACCTGACTCACAACGCCCAAGGCATTTACGAAATCAAATACTGCTACATCATCGCCAGCGCTCGATGTAACGCCCGACCTTGCAAACGTAATCGGGGGCGCGGCCGAATTAACCGCCGCCGTTTGAGCGACGGCCGTGAATGGGCTTGACAGATTGCGCCCGGAGAATGCCGCGACGGTTGCGCAATGAAAATCGTTCTGATTCACCGTCATCGTGAGGGTGGATGCAGAGACTTCAGTCGAGGTCGCGAACTTGTAGTAGAGAATCGCGGTCGCACCGCCATTGAGGCTTTGCTTGGTAAAGCCGGGAACTACAGTCCAGCCCGAGGGCGGCGTGAAGGTATCTGTTCCACTGGCGCCCCCAACGACGCCCCACAGAATCAAATCATTGAGTTGTATACCAATGCCCGACACCGTCACTGCCACAGTCGTAGCGGACGTGAGATTGACATGAGAGGCTTCGCCGCGCAACGCCATTAGAAACTACTCCCAATCTGAGCGGGTGGGCTTGCGCCACCCCATGCGCCCATGTCACACGCGACGCCGCTGGGTAATCCGGTTGTGCTTCCCGGCGATGAGCCGCTCGCTGAGCCTGCCGTTCCGGGGCTTAGCGCGAAGCCCGCAGGATTGAGCGATGTGGGGTTTACAAACGTCGGATTGAGCGCGTGGGAATGCGCATCAAGGCTAAACGCCGTCTGCCATGCGGACAGCGTCTTGGTAGAGGGTGCCCCCGGGTTTCCTACCGCCGATTGGCCTAACGCATTACTGCTCGTGGCGGCGACCGTGCCCCACAAATTGTAATCGCACAGCGCCACTGATCCTGTCGTGACATTCAACAAGCCGCCGTATTGCGGAACACCGGAACTCACATAGGTGATGTTGTTGTAGACCGTCGCGCTTCCCGCCGAGGTTCCATCGGCCGCCAACTGAGGGCCGCTCCCGCCGGAGGGGATGATCATCGTGTTGTTGTAGTAACTGTAGTTCGGGCTCTGTGCGCCGAGACTCCAAGAATCTCCGTACCAGCCGGATGCGCCCGCGCCGATCACATTGAAGATATTGTGATGCAGGGTATAGGTCGTACCCGGAAGTCCACCTACACCGTCTCCCAATGCCGCGATGGGCGTCGAACCATTGATCTCGACGTAGTTGTACCGAATCGTCGCGCCGCTGTTTGGTGTGTATTTGTCGCGAAAGGCTTGGTTACAGTTATAAATCGTATTGTATTCGTAGACCGCATTCACGCAGTAATACGTATAGATCGCGGCGACGTCTTGCGCATTCTCGCCGGCAGTTGGCGGCTGGACACCGTAGATCTTGCAATTGTGAACGAGCGGCGCGGTGCACTGTTGGAAGTAAATCCCGGACACGTTGTCGTTATCGTTGCCCGAGATGTTGTAGATCTGGCAATTCTGAACGACACAACCAGAGGTTCCGCCTTGGCCCGCGACGGTGCTTCCATTGGTGGCGAAGTAGAACCAGACGCCGGTCTGATACGAACCCGTAATATTGAGACCATCGAGCGTCAAATAGCCGGAGTTCGAGAGGCTTGACCCCGTTCCTTGCCCGATGACCGGACATTCGACGGTAGGAAAAGCGCCTCCCGATGGATTAAGAGCCGTGATTGTGGCGGCACCGAGCGTATAGACTCCAGAGGAATTACACGACGCCACATAGGTGGAGGCACTCGAAGTGCCGCCGTTCACCCCAAGCGCTGGCGCATTCCAAGAACCCGCCTGACAGAGCGAGTAGACGTTGTACGTACCCGCAATGATTCCGACGCGCTTGCCGGTGTAGGTCGAACGCTTGGAATTGAGTCCCGTGATAGCCCACGGACTTGCGAGCGATCCGACATTCAAGTCGCTGCCCGTCGTCGAGATGTAATAATCGAACGTCGCGGCCGTCGCACCGATGTAAGCCGCTATGCCCAATGCCTTCGGCGGAGCAGTAGGCGCAGGAGGCACCGGCTGCATGATTGACTCGAAGATACCCCACTCGCCGTACTTGCCCGTTGCGCACACGTCCCAGTGGTAATTGCCGCCGTGGCACAGGGGCTTCAGCGCGGCCAGGTATCCAGGGTTGCTCGACAGCTTGCTGGTTGGGTCGAACATGCAATACTGCATGCGCGGGTCGCGACCCATCGCTGCAATCAGCGCAATGAGTGCCGTGGCCTGCGCAGCAGTGAGCGGGGAGTTGTTCTCCTCGAACGAGGAACCCATCTCGTACAGCTCGATGCTGACGTTGGCGGCCCAGGGGTATTTGGCGGTGTTCGCGGCCAGGTAGGAAACAATCCCCGCCATGGTGGTGGTGGCGTTGCCAATCCAACCCCCAGTCGGAATCGCGATGCTGTTGTAACCGTTGTAGCTTTGCGCGTACATGAACGCGAACATCATCGATAGCCCGCCGTCCGGCTGCGCAAGCAGCGTCGTGACGTCCGAGGTGTTGGTCAGTGTGCCGCCGCCTGTGTAGGGGCTGAAGCCGGAAGAGTTGATGTTGACGGTCAGCGCGAGTCCGGAGATTGCGGTGACGGTGCCCGTCAACCCGTTGATCTGCGACATGCCGCCGACGTTGCCGATGTACACCGTGCTGCCAACGATGTAGTTGGCGGCGGACGACACCGTGACCACAGCCGAGGCCGCGAGACTGATGCCGGTGATGTTGGTGTTGGCCAACGGGATCGAGCCGAAGTAAGGCGCGAAGTGAATCGCGCTGATGCCCTGCGTGTAGGGGGCGGGGTTGCCCTGCGCCACCCAATCGGGAGCCGCCATCGCGTAATTCAGGATCGGAACAACGTAACTTGCGTTCGCCGTCTGTCCACCCATCGACACGGTGACCTGCTTCGCGAAGGCGGACGCGCCGTAAACGCTCTTCCAGATCTGCGCCACCGCAGCGGTTTGAACGCCGTACAGCTCCTGCCCCGCGTAGACATCGTTGCCCTGCGTCGGGAACATCTTCTTGCCCGCGAACTTCGCATAGTTGTACGTGTTGTTGGAATTGTTCCACACCTCGTTGCTGTTTTCGAGGTACACCCGCTGTGTGGGGCCGACCGTGTTCTTGCACAAGGTTGCCAGCTGCGTATCGAACGTCGTCCCATCCGTCATCAGCGGGCTTTGCTGAACAAGCGATGTGTTGATCCAGGGGTCAACCGGGTAACCGTTGATTGCGGTCAGTTGGTTGCACAGTGCGATTTGAATCTCGTACGGCACGCCCGCGAACTTCGCATAGTTGTAGTTCGACACCTGCGGACGCGCGGCCCAGGAGGTGAGGTACGGGCACATCGCCTGTAACGAGTAGTACACCACCCACGGGCAATCCGCCGTCGTCGGTCCGGAGAAGTTCACCACCGGGCTGCCGTAGGTGCACGACATAGTCAGGTAATCGCCGGACACGAAGTACGCTGGGTACGTGCCCGTCGGTCGATCCCAGCCCGACGGGAACAACTGGGCATTGAGCGAGCCGCTGGTCGAGTTGGCGGGTAGGTCCCCGGCGAACGTGATGCCCTCGAAGATGTCCCACTTGTGGCCCCACTCCATGAAGCGGATGCGCTGGTAGCCCATCCCGGAGAGCATGTTCAGGAACAGCGGATGGAAGATCTGGCCCGCTGCCAAATTGGACGCGTACTGCGTTTGTACGACGCTCAGCTGCGTCATATGCGCCGCAGGCGTGATGCCCGACAGCGTGAGCTTGATGCCGTTGATCGAGGGCGTCATATTCAGCAGCATCGAGTGCGTGCCGCCATCGGTAATGGTCATCGTGGTGCCGCTGATCGTGCACCCCGGCGTCACGGGGTTGACCGCTGCGCTCGCATCGAAGCGCGCATCGATCGTGCAGTTGCCGGTCGCGGTGAGCGTGTACGACCCCGGAGGATAGTAGTAACTCGCGCCGGGCGGCAGGTTCAGCGCATTGTTGAGCAGGATGTTGGTGAACTGCGAATAGACCGTGCCGCTGTACCCAACCATCGAGATCGGATACCCGTCCGCGTTCTTCTGCGTATCCGGACCGCCGAGATCCACGCCCCCCTTGCAGATGTTCAAGAACGGCTGCTCGGGTGAGTAGTAGTTGACGGTGAGCAAATTGGTGCCGAGGTAATTACCCGCAGCCGCCGCCGACACCGTCAGGGCGAACACCTGGGAGGCGGTGTTGGACAGACTGTCTGTGACCTTGACGGTGATCGAGTTCGTCTGCACGGCAGTCGGGCTGCCAACAAGGCTCGCGCCGGAGAACGCCCAGACGTTCGAACCGCTCTCCGCCGTCACCGACCAGCTGTACGGCGGCTGTCCGCCCATGGCCGCCATCGGATACGTGTAAGGCCGTCCCGCCGTAGCGTTGGGCAACGGGGAAGTAGTCGTAATGGTCAGCGGATTAGCCGCACTAACCGTTACCGATAAAAGTTGTGGAGCTGAGGGAGTACCCAAGCTATCTACTGCCTGAATGGTTAATTGATCGGTCTCGACATTCGTTGGAGTTCCGACAATTTGATTTCCGACAATGCTCCATGAATTAACTCCTGTCTGTGATAGCAGGTTGAAAACATATCCACCAGCTCCACCAGCGGCGCTGAGCGAGGCTGAGTAGGCTGCATTGGCATTGGCCGGAGGTAACGAGTAAGTCGTGATGTACGGAGATGAGACACCCGTCGATCTAGCACGATGAAAACTCGATATCCAAGTTTGCGTCATAAAAACGGGGGAGTGTCAGTCCTCCCCCATCCGACTAGATTTCCGCCAACTGCAAGCGACCCGTTACGGTGCCGCCTGCGGTGTTGATCGGAAACAGACCAACGGAACCCAGCGCGTTGTTGCCGCCCTGAACGGGAATGGCGTTGTTGAGGTTCGCGTTCGCACGCCAGAAGTAGCGTTGACCATTCGCGTTGATCGGAATGTTCTGCACGAGTGCGCCAGCGATGGGCTGGGTCGAATACCCGGCGAAGCCGGTACCGCTGAATGCCAGGGCAGGAGTGGTGCCAGTCATGTTCGGCACATCAGTCGGCACGAAGGTCAGCGCGCCCGAACCGGTCACACCTGCGGTGCCGATGCGGTAGATGCCGACTTCGTTGGCCTGGGACGCAGTGCCCATGCCTTCCAAATCCACTTCCAGAATCAGGAAAGAGCGCGTCGCGCCCGAGATGATGGTCGCAATCGGAGTCGTCACGACGGAGAGCGCGCCAGACACGCGCACGTTATAAATGATCATTGAAAATTACCTCGTTGTTGAAAATGCCCGTAGGCGATTATTTGCGTGGAACCGATCGAAGACCACGAAGAATCTTGGGAGTAGCTAACTGGCTTTCCATGCCCATGATTACTTCCTTGACTCGTTCATTCACCGTGGCAGTGATACTGTCGTCGGTATATTTACCGTTCGACAGCTCGATTATCAAGGCCGTCATCAATTGCATGGTTTGAGTCAACATCATCATATTCAGTTGCAATGAGATGATGTCGATCTGTCCGCCATTCGCTTGAGCTTGCTTGAGAAGAACTGCGCCGAGCTTGTTCACACTTGCTTGCAGAATTTCGGTTTGCGTGGGTTCACGCGGTTCAGGGATCTGATCGATCAATTGATTTTCCATAAATGTTCCTTAAGACGGCACGCGCGGAACGGTGTACCACTGTCCGGCCACCGCACAAGTGAAGCTGGTAGAAGTGTTGGTGGCAAGAACGATCGCGGCATTCGCTCCTAGAGCGTTGATCTTTTCCGTGGTCGTACCGGCCGCGTTCGGAAATACCGAAACGTTGAAAGTCGAAATGTTGTGGACTGTGATGATATTTCCCGGCACCGAAGGCGGCAACGTGACAGCGCCGGCAGCGGTCGACGTGATATTGCACAGCTCATCAGTAAGCGGCGTACCGGCGGCTTGGGTGACAGTCGTGCTGGCAGCGATTGTACCGGCCGTATTGTTCTCCCAATACGTGCCATTCCAAATGACCAGGCCGAAGTCGGTGGTATATGCTTGCGTACCGGCCGGAAATCCGGAGGCTGAGCCGAACGCCGCGACAAGTGCCGCGAGCGTGCCTTTGAAATCAATTCGTCCATCGAGCTGAGCAGAAGCGGTCATGTTGAATCCTTAATTGAGGTTTGTTGGTATGACTTGTGCGTTGACGTAACACACGGTCGCTGTGCCGCCGCTTTGCACGACCTTGATCGTACCTGCCGGTAGCGTGAACGCCGCACTGATGCCATTAGCGGCCAGCGTGACAGTAGTTGCGATATAAGTGAGGCCATCGGGGCCCAAGACGTTCAGCGTCATCGTAGCGCCAGCCCACGAGGTGGCAACGCCGCTCAGCACACCAGTACCACCGGGCCAAAACGCCGATGCGGCAATAACCGAGTTAACGACGAGAGGCACATTGAGAGGGGCTGTCATTCGATACTCCTAGTAAATTCCGCCGCCGTTGCCGGTGCGATAGCCAAGCCAGGCTTGAGATGCATTGAGCCGCCACGGTGGTATCGAGCGTCGCACACGAATCTGAGCAACCAAGCCATAGGCCACAATCGCCGTTATTGACATGCCATAGATCAGTGTGATGATCGGTGGCGGTAAATTTTGATATTCGTCAAGAGCTGCTTGCTCATCGTCTTCAGCATATTCCCAATCATTCTCGAACAATGACAAGGATACGAATATCGATTGCTGATATTCATCGATTGACCATTCGTCTATCGACTCATCAAGCTGTTCGGCTTCATCACCGTAATAATTCGTGACTGGCGATTGTCGATATTCATCTAACGGCGCTTGATCGTCGTCATCGGTCGACCAATCGAAAGCATCTTCAACGATCGATGACGGAGTGACATTCTGATACTCGTCAAGAATGATCGAATCGTCGTCATCCGTATAATCCCACGGATCTTCAATCGCTTGCGACCAATCGGATTGCTGATAGCTGTTAGAAAGTTGAACGAGGTCCAGTGTTTCATCGAACAGCTCGGAATCTTCACCGAAATACTGAGTCGTCGTAACGACGACATCAATCAGTTGATAGTCGTCAATGACGTAGTCATCGTCTTCTTGGCTGAACCAATCAAACGTGAGCTGCGATTGCAACGCATCCGGATCGCCGATCGAATATTCAGTGATGACTTGCTCGTCATCATCTGAATCTAGCCGTTCAGCGTCTTCACCGAAGTATTGAGTCGTGACAACTGATACGAGCTGGTATTCATCGAGAATCGATTGATCATCGTCATCAGGCCACTCGAGCGTGTCATTGAACGCGAGCGGCGCATTTGGTCCAACGGGGCCGAAGTCTAAATGATATCGCCAATCATCCTCTTCTTCGTTTTGATTCCAGTCCCAACCGTCCTCAATCTGCGGAGCTAACGTTGGTTGATAATATCCACTGAGTATTTGAACATGATCGATTTGTTCGTCGAGTAGTTCGGCTTCATCACCGTTGTATTGGTCCACGGTGACCTCAGTTTAAATATGCAACTAGCCCATTTGAAGGAAAGCTCGGCACGGTTACGTTGGGCACGAGAATCAACGGAGAAACAGGAATCAATAATCCCGAGCCCGCGGCAATCGTTGCCACCGGCTCATCATCAATGGATAAAGTCACAATGCCGTCATCGATCGAATCAATCGTATACTCGACACCCTCGCTCAAGCCGGATGGCAGTTGCAGCATCGGCCCAAGCGAGAATAACGAAACTGATTGACCTACAAACAGCGACGCTCCCGGAACGACCAAATTGCCGTAAGCATCGCATGTAAATCCAGTGGCAGCACCGACGCCGATAGGTCCGGACATTTGCAACGTGCCGGAGCCAGATTCTTGCGTACCGATACCCCAATACGTCAGCGTGTCGCCATATCCGCCGCATTGCGGGAATGTGATCGGATTAGCATTCGTGACGATCGCAGGGCTATTACCCCTGACCAGCCATTGCCCAGCCACTCGAGCGACTGAGACACGAGCATAGTTTGTGTAAGCCGTTTCAAATGAATCCTGCGAACCGCTGGCGGTTGGGTCGGCATTGTGTAACGAGACATATAGCTGACCTATACTCCCATTGAAAGCCATCCCTGGCCAAGCTAGCCCATTGAACCACAATTGCAGAATTGAGGTTTCAACGTTGTTTGAAATCATCAGCTCAGAACGACCGTCAAACCGGTGGGTGCGTCAGGAGTCGGCTCAGGAACAGTCACACTGCCGATGTTGCTCATCGCGCTCTCTACACCATTTTCTACAGCCGTGACACCGAAAAAGTATTCAACGCCCGGTGTCAGACCGGCGGTGATCGCGTCGGTCAAAGCCGTGAGGCCGGAAGCAACTTTCGTCAGCGCATTGGCCGCAGTGCCTTGATACAGATTGTAAGTGACGCCAGCAGCCGCCGTGCCATCAGTGTTCTTCGTAACCGCAGACCAATCAATCGTGGCAGTTGTCATTTCATCTCCTAATTTTTACGCAGGCAATATTGCTTCCAGCACTGACATGACCATTGATCACGGCCCGTACATAAAAGCATTGAGTAGTGTTGATCGGTAGATCTGTCACGTCATGTTCAGTGGTTGTAATTCCAGTGACGACGGGAAAGATCGTTCTCTGATTGCTGAATTGATACAGGTTGTAGGTGAGCTTGCCCGTGATCGGCTTACCGTTGACATCTGTCTTCGGCGCTATCCACTTAACGCGAGCAATCATCAGCTAGCGGAGACAGTCAGAGAAAAGCTGTTATTTATCTGAACGCCATCGACGGTGTACGCCGAACCGTAAGCACCAACCTTGATCGAGGTATTGTCGGGATTGGCATCGATGGCAGCCAAGGCCAACACGCCTATTTTCTGACGTAGCGTTTCCTCAGGATCTTCGCACTTGTAGTAATCGCTTCGACCGTCATCGAATTGCTGGGCAATCGAATCTCGAACATCTTTTTTCGACCCTTTGGCACTGGCTGACCATGACATAAATATCTCCTATTCAAATTCAACGATGGGTTCGGCCCAACATCGACAATTCCAAATTTGGCCGGGATGATGGCGCATGATACGACCATTCTCATTCACGGCGGGAGGATTGGCATAAGAACAGATCTTGCCTTGCATCGCCTGATGGCCCTTGCGCACGTCGGCATCTTCTGACGTTTGCCATCGATAATGTGTCAAGCCTGCGCCCGTTGCTCGCGTTTGAGCGAGGATTGAGGCCGTGCGGGCTACTTCGGTTCGTGCGATCAGTGTTGCTCGAGAGGCCGTCACTTCGCCCGACGCTCGAATCATATCGGCAAATTCTTTAGCCCGTCGAGAATCTTCAAGACCCTTGATCGTCAGGTCATGCACACGCTGGGCGGCTTCAATCGGCAATGACTTGATGAGCGTCACTTGCTCGCCCATCAATTGCCGTAGCACCGTGCCGACATTCGTCTCCATCAAATCATGACGCAACTGTCGAGAAATCTTCGTGCCCAACGATCGCCACGAATCCTTATCACGAGAATTCACTTCTTCGAGCATCCTCTTGGATGTCGAAACGGCCCAAGGCGTCAGTGCATCGGCATACGCGCGCAGCAATTGAGTCAGTGTTGGAAGAAGCTCAATGTTACCCGCTTCAAAGCCGTTGATCATGTGGCCGACATGTTCAGCCACACGACGCAGATACGAATTGAATTGCCGCTCAGCTCGGCCGGTCTTCGGTCGTGATTGCTTGCTGCTCGCATCCGTCGATAGCGCCGCAACTGTCAGGATGCTAGGCGAGCCGGTGATGCCTACCTGAGCTTTCGGAATTTTTCCGTAAGGAGAGCGTTCAATCGATCGGTTCATCGTCTTCATCGATGAAATCCGAATCACTGAACGCGCCTTCACCTTCGACTAGCTCTGGCTCGAGATTCGTCAAGCGTTCGATGAATTCAGGTGATGCTTCCATTTTTCTCACTCTTCAGCTTGGCCGCTTTGCTCGACACCCATTCGGTGCCCGGAGGCTGCAATGATGAGGCAATCGCATCGACATGCAGTATACGATGTGTGCCGGTTTGCTCAATTTTCTTGATGCGATACGCCGTCTCACGCGGCAGGATCGCTTCGGCTTCATTCTCAGCGTGCGAGATGTAATGGCCTTCAGCCGCTTTCGCGTATGACGGCACGCTCAAGAACTTGAAGCCCTTAGGCATCGTGATTTCAAGCACGGTGTTGTGATTGCCAAACGACTTTGCTACGTCTTTCGAGAATGACGCTGATTGATAGCCGTGATCCATGAACGTCGCGCCGACTTCGACATTAGGCAAAGCATGATTCGGCATACCACGAGTGAGCTTGATCGGCAGCGCATAATCTCGAGCTTCTCGAATCGTCTTGTCTAACACTTCAACGCGATTCTTGAAACCCTTATCAAGCTGGCTCAAATCGCCTTTCGCCATACGCAAAGATTGATTCAAGGCTGAACTGCTAGCCGTGTATCCACCAACCGCTCGATTGCTGTCGGGTGTCGGCTTCGGCGGGGGCACTTTGATGACGCTCGCAACCAGTACACTCGCTTTTGGTCCAGATGCTTCATGCGCAGCTCGCATTACGGCGCGCAGCTTTTGATGAATCGTTTGGTGCTTGCCCGTCTGATTCAATGCGACGGCTGTCTCTTTCGTCAAATCAACTTTCTTTTCAATTGGCTTGGCGATTGCTTGGGTCACCGGCTTGTGATTGACGAGAGCGTGAAATCGCTTCTCATAATTGCTGAACAACTGCATTTTATTCTGCAAATCGGCGCGCTCGAATATCTCAGCCGTGCCCAGTGTAGAAGCCGACGTTTTGATCTGCGACAGCGCACGATCGAACGCTTTCGGATCAACAGCTTTCAGTGTAGTGAATACTTTGCCCGATGCCAGCGACGGATTCATCAATGATTCAAGCTCAGCGATGTCTGATCCGTAATCCTTATGCTTGCCTTGCGCGCGAAAGTTGAACGCGCCACCGGTGTCCATTTGAATGAGATGGCCGGTTTCTTTATCCAACATGATGTTCGTCGAATCGACTCCGAGAACATCCCAGTTCTTCGTCAACACGGCGGCGTAATACATCTTCGCCAAATCGGTGCGCTGATCAGGCTTCATGTTCTTGATCGTATCGCCGGACCAATCGATCTTCTCGACGTTGCGCCAATTCGACACGACGGCAGTGCGACCTTTGATCGTCTTGATTATGGGAGCGCTAGTGATGATGCCTAGCTCGTCCAGAAGATCAGCCGTCAATACCTCGGAGTGCGCTTGTGCTGCATTCTTGTAATACTTGACATAAGTCTTGTCACCGGCTGCATTCGTGTAAACACCGCCCTCGTTGGAACCAAGCTGCGCACCTGATTTTGTCCATTTGCCCGTAGCATCTCGAGGATGTTCGGACTCAGCGAAATGGGCTTCATCACGATTCAAAAAAAAATTGATCAGCCGACGGATGCCGCTGTCTTTCGTTTTGCTTGGCGCGTTACGGAGACGCAGCTCAGTGGATAGGTGTAGCGCACCGAGTATTCCCAAACCAGGATTGGCTGATTCGTGGTCGGCGGCTTCGCTGAATGCTCGGTCCATGTCAACGATGTTTGCTTCGACCGATCGACCTTGGAGATGAGCGGCAGTGGCTCGATGATGTCCATCGACAATACCATGCTCGCCATTTCGCTTGACCACTGTGATGGGGTCGCCATGATTCTTCCTGTACGATCCGACCTTCTTGATGTTGACCAGCTTCTGCGGTCCTTGTAGCTTCCACGGCTCGATTTCGCCCATCGTGCCGTATGCCTTGCACGTATTCGGATGCGCCGCTTGTATGGCTTCACGCATCGACTTCGATTTCACCGGATCAAGTGGTGATATAGCCCATTCGCCATCATCGTTCTTCTTGCCTTTTTCATCGAAACGCTTCGGATCCAGACCCATGCCATGCGTGAAGCGACCGGTTCCATCTTTCGGCACGCCTTCGCCGTCAAGCGCTTTGAACGGCTTGGCGTCGTCGGGCTTGTATTCAACCTTCTTATCGTCGTCGGGCTTTTTCTCGCCAGGCCCAGCGATCGGCGCGGGATCTGGCAGTTCGAGGCCGAGAGCTTCAGGTGATGGCGGTGGATCGTTTTCGGCTTCTTCGATTTCTTCGTCTTCGATGTTCGTCCATACGCCAGTGATGCGCGACGATTGCTTGAGCTCTTTCAACGCCGTGGCGCGACGCACGATCTGAGATTCATACGCCTTGTTCACCGCATCGGTGATCTTGCTGGCATTCTCGCCTTTCTCGGTATCGGTCATCTGCCACAGCGGACGGAACTTAATATCGAACACCTTCGGCGGCTCATTGCCGAACGTCGAGATATAGCCGACGCGATACAGCTTCTCGACGCCTGGCCCGATCTTCGACGTTTGCCGCTGCTTGATGGATTCGTTATACATCCGCATCGTTGAATCGCCGGTATCAAATCCAGCCGGTGATTGACCGAACAAACGAATCAGCGGAATCTCCGTCGCTCCCGCCAGTTGTTCTCCGAATTGCATCAACACTGAGTCAAGGCCGCTGAACGTATATTGATGCGCCTCGTATTTGTCCTTGGCATCCATGAGCGTGATGCCTTCATTCGTTTGCATCTGCCGCATCATGGCGATCTGCTGAATCAATCCAGTTTGGGCATCGCCGCCAGAGCTCAGTATTTCTCGCAGATCTTCAACCGAATACGTGCGCAAATGCGCTTTGTACACCAGTTGAGCAACACCGGCCGTCGTTGAGTCGAATGCCAACAAGCGATCCCACAACCGCTCAAGCTCCGATTGGCCCCACAAATTCTCGGATATCCGTTGCCAGTACGGCAGCTTGACACCGCCCAGCCGAATCACGCGCGAGTAATGGATGTTCAGCAACGGCATGCCCATCGTGTCGGGCACCGTTTGGTAGAACTTCGGTAATCCGTAATCGGGGCCTGGATCAATGACGAGGTCCGATAGGGACGGATTGACGAGCCAGCGATCGAGCGGCAGCAGACCTTTGAATTGACCCTTCTCGAGCGTTTCGATGCGCAATGGTGTCTTCGAGTCCTGACCATCGATCTGCATATACGCGAGTGAGCCGCCGTACAAGCGATCCCACTGAATCGTTTCGCACAGCTTGTCCCATACTTGCAAGCGCGCCATCTCTTTGTCAAGTTCACTGAGCTTTCCAGGGTCATCGGTCGAATTGATTTCGATGCCTTCGCGTGTCATGTCCTTCGCGACGCAATCAACCATGCGTCCGACAATCCACGAACCACGATACGCCCACTCCATTTGAGTGCGATTGCGCGAGACCGGATGCAAGCCGTAATGCGAGCCGCTGGCTTGATTGTTCGTTCCCTGCCCGACGTTCGACAGAAAGTTCTGAATCGAATCGCGTGATTGCACACGACCGGACGGCTTGCGCTTAGCCATTCGATACGACCTTCAACAGCGGCGCATCTAGCGGCTTGGGCGCTTCTTGCTTGCGATTCGAATTGAACAAGAAGCGTTCTCCACGTTGAATGCGGCGCACTTTTGCGTACCACGCCTCGATCTGTGCGGCAGTCATATGCGAATAATCGACGCTTGGCGCACGCGGTCCGGTCTGCGGTTTCGGACGAGGAGCAGCTTCGCGCATTGGATTTTTGGATTCGGCGACGGGCTTGTATGATTGATTGACGCAAGTGACGCAACACGTATTCGAGACGTAACGCTCGGCGCGATGACCGTTGACGCATGTCTCACCGGTGAAGTATCGCTTCAAGCCTGCCATGCGTGCCGCGTCGCGTGAGATCACAGAGAGCTCCAAATATCCATCGATCGATGTGCCGGTTGATAAGCGATCATCACAGCGTCGGACAGATTGGGCGATCGTGTACCTTCGGGGGCTTTGTCGATCAGAATCTTTCCAACGCCATTGATTTCATACGTCGGCTGCGATAGCTCCATGATCAGTGCGTTAAGCTCGGGCAGTTTGGGATCGATCGAAATGAGATCATCAACGTTGTAAGGCATCTTTTCCACCACCGCACGATGAGTTGCTTGAAATCGCAAACGCAATGCCCAATACGATTGTGCTTTGAGATTGGCGAAGTAGTCTTTATTCTTGCGCTTTTTAACCATTTCACCTTCGGGCTTCCATACCGCACCTGATCCTCGAAACGGCGCATCCTTGATCTGACGCAATCCACCGGCCTTCTTGCGCTCCTCATTGATGTTACGGGCATCGCCACGTACCCCCGCTCCCAATCCGTCGGCGTCATAATCAAATCCCTCATATTCCATTTCGTCACAGATGGCGAACGCTCGCACGACGGTCTTGTAGATGTCGCCACCCTTGCCCGACCATGATCGCAAGTATTCCAGTTGTAGCCCGTGACGACCAGCAAACGCATTTTTGTCTACCCCTTCGTCAGCTACGTCAAGCCCCGCGAATTTGCGACCCGTCGGTTCGATACCGAGCTTGGTACATGCACCGATCGCAGCTTGTATCCATTCGGCCGGAATCACCACGCCTTCGACCGAAGCCGAATAGCTCATGTTGATTTCTTGCGCTACTACGGTCGGATCAAGCTCACGCACTTGCTTGGCGTACCACTCTTCATCTTTACGCGGATCGTCACGCCAGTGAAACGTGAATACGTCAACGGTTTCCGAGAATCGTCGCTGAGCAAAGCTGTTAGCCATGCCGTTAGGCGTCGAGATGTCCTGGCGGCAATTGGTGGTCTGCGATAATGCAGCGTCAACAGTCAGTGGATGCTCAAGGAACGCCGATTCGTCAACGAAGTACATTGCCGTTGAATTACCTCGGCCTAGCTCATCGCCGCTTTCACCCACGATGATCGATTTCGATTCAGGAAACACCATTCGCATGTGCGGAGAATGTTTGCTCGATTCCCATCCTCCACGAAATTCGAAAGGCAGCGAGGACATGAACAGCCGCGCTTTTTGAATCAGTGATTTGGGATCGCCGATCACGTCAACGTAATCTTGCTTTCTCGATCCGACGCCAATGACGAAGCCGTCATGAAATAGACACATGGCACACGAAAAGGCCATCGTCATCCATGAAAAGCCCATTTGCCGCGTCTTCTCAGTGATTCCTTGCTTTTGATTGCGCCAATGATCGATCAGCCAATTGATCCAATCGATTTGCTTAGGAAATAACAGGAAAGGCACGGCAGTCGGTATATTGCGCTCGACATTGCGCGGATCGTGCGTCACGCCCCAGTCACTGATGAATTCGGCGATATGATCGGCATAGTACAGCTTCATCTGCGCCAACAATAGCGGATCAGCTCGCAACGTTTTGAGTCGTTCAGCTCGCGCTACATAAACTGAACGATAATCTGGATTGCGAAAATCGAAGCTAGCCTCCGGTCTCATCGTCCTCGCCCGGCTTTTCCATCAAAGTCAAGTACGCTTTCGCCGCTTCTTGCGGAGTCATCGCCACCGTCGGTATAGGAACGTTATCCTTAGCTCCCACAGTCAAATCGATTTTGTCGCCGTACTTCTTCGGCTCGAGTTTGCTCAGCAACCAGCGGCGTGTATCAACGCGCAACCGGCTACGATTAATATGCTCCTGATCAGCCATACGCACGGTACGGCCACGCGCCACTTCACGGTCAACATAATCGTTGCTCCCGTCGTCGCTGATCGACACGATCTCCTCAGCCCAGTGATCGAGCAGCGCTTTTCTCGCGCGCGTATACGCGACACCAAACTCTGCCTTCAACGGGTCCTTTTCTTCGTTTCTCAACCATTTCCGAATGGTAGTGGTGGAAGGCATCTCGGGATCGCGGCAGAGTTGCTGCAAGCTCTCACCGTTTGAAATCCGCTCACAAATAGATTCAAATAGTTCTCGACAGAATTTGCTGGGTCTGCCGATTGATCCATCCGATACAGGAGCTGGAATCACACGTCGCACGATGCGATCAGGAACAGCTCTCAACACAGGAGCGGTAGGCGGCTTGCCCCTCTTTTTCAGCTTTCTCATTTTTAACCTACAAAAAAGCCCGCTCGAGGCGGGCTAAGTAAGGGAGTCAATACAAACTGGCTTTGACCAATCCACCCAATTCATATTTCGCCGACGAATGTAAGCGTTAGCCGACACAAAAGCAAGCGTTTTACCCTATTGACACCTTATCGCGGCCAAAATAGCTACATGTCCTCGCTTTAAAGCATTCACCGAATTTCCGGTCAGTCACCCCAGAACCAATCCAGCAATCTTCATATCATCATGACACTTCAAATATCCATCCACATGCGGCTTCAATCGATTCAGGTGCTGACAATACACTGTCGATGACATCTGAATAGATTCATGCCGTTCTTTAAAAGGCAGCTCGCGCCAAACGTATTGCATGTGCATCACTTCCTTCCATGGTCCGATCATCTGATACCAACAGCGATGCACCAGCAAATTGGTCCCCGTGTACACTTCAGGCCAATTTTGGCTCACCGTCGAATACGCTGCTCCTTCACCTTCTTCACGCACGGCTCCAAGCGTCGATCGAATCTTACCGAGCCGTTCTCGCGGCTCCATCTTCGATCCGAGTATTATTCCCAATGACTTGCGTCGCTGTATCGCCCAGTCGTTGCATATGCGATCGATCCAATCGGGTTGCATACACTACCTCAATACAAATGTTCAGAGTACAATGTTCCAACACATTTTTCCTTATCACGAATAATCTGTCCTTCTTTCTCAGCCACTGCCCACGCATCGCTGCGGTTATAAAAATGTCCGAACTGATCGACAAAGCCTTGCTCGATAACTCCACTTCTTCGCTCGACCCAACCCTCATTATCCTCCATCGCCGATCGCATCGTCACATCGAAATGTCTAGGCCCGCATAAAATCTTGCCTTCACGATTTCGAATCGCGGCACATACTATTCTCGGATTCATGTTTTATTCCTTTTGATCATTTTTTACTCACATTATGACTTCACCGGGAACTGAGTGACTTCCTCGGCAAGGCAAAATCGATCTTTTCCCCGGAAATTCATGTAAAAATCGACTCACTTCCCCACTTCCCACGTGTTGATACATGTACACACACATCAATAGATAAGAATATACATACAAACACACACAATCTCTATATATAGACATATAAAATAGGGTATGTGTGTGTGTTATATACTATTCGTGTATACACATCGCATGTCTTGTCTACGTGCATATGTGCATACGTGTCGGAAGTCAGGGAAGACGGGAAGTGAGGAGTCAAGTGATTGATTTCAAAAACAAAAAGTGGGGTGATGACTTCACGGCCCACTTCGCACCTCCCGGGCAAGTCACCCCTATTTTGCCATTGATTGATCATTTTTTGTACAACAATCATGCCAATGCCGCATACACCGTCATATCGTTTTCATCCGCTTCGGCGATGATTTCGGCTTGCTTGAGCTGCATGATAATGCCGTCCAGATCACGCGCATTCAAATGACGGCATAGCTTCGTCAGCACCGAGCGTGGCATTTTGCCCTTCTTAAGCATGGCGATTTTGTCAGCCGTCAGCCTTTTGTTATTCACGTAATCGCGCGCATTCAATATATATTGCTCAACGGTTTTTGAATTACCTTCCGTCACCGTGCGTGCTGTCGATCCACCGATGCGCTTTTCCCAGCGTTCGATCGACCAGCGCACAAACGCTATAGCCCACAGCGCACATTCATCATCGATCGTCGGTTTGCTGCCGCCCATGCCCACGGATAGTATGCCCGCCAGTATCAATGCGTTTTGATTGGCCCGGCCCCACATCGTTGCGCCTGCAGCCGCATTGATCGCTTCGTCTTCGAACGCTCGAAACAATCGATACGAGCTAGGCGTAAAATTGATCGTATGAAAAGGAAATTCGCCGCTTCTCGGCGCTCGATCGATGATCTGCTTGGTGCGCGCTTCAATGCTTGACGGAAATGTCGCATCGCGTTCGACATTCACGCTAGTCGGCTCGTCACCGGCATCGAACATCAAAAAGCGATTGACTACGCCGCTCGATAAATCCGCATCTGTCACCGCTTCCATCAACAAGTTCGGTTGTGTCGCGGCCAATATTACTAGATACGGAAAATCCATCGGCTCGATGTTCGTGCCTCGCGCCGTCAAGCCCGGAACATGCTTGGCTGCCGTGCCGTACAAATTCAATAGCCACGTCATCACTTGATAATCTTGACCGCCAGCCGATTTACCGCCGCTTTTCAGTTTTCTACCGGCTTCATCCCACAACCAGCAAGCAATGCTCGGCGGCTCACCCAGTCGATCGAGCATCGAATGATAGGATTGAAAGCCTTGAAAGCAAAATTGATGGCGATTCATCTTTCTACAAAATTCGTACACACGACTTAATGCCGATTCCTTCCCCCCGGCTGTCGGAGCCATCGCCATCATGTATGGCTGCAATGGCGTGTCCCACTTTGCGATGATGTAGCGATTTTGTGAAGCCATTGCGACACACATCAGTGCGGCTGCCAAATCGATCACGGGTTGCTTGACGTATGCGCTCCTTGAACACCATTGCATGATTTCGCCAACTAATCCGGGCGGATTGAACAGATTTTTAGGCGCTTCGTATTTCGGCTGTGCTTTCACTTCGATCGGCATCGGCTGCGAATAGCCTTGGCCCGCTTCGATCCAGCTCTTCGCTTTGCTGATCACCAACGCCGGGGTATGTTCCGATAGCATCGGCCAGCCGTATGTATGGCCCTCATCGCCTTTGGCCTTCTTCAATGTATTGCGTATTGTGCGCTCGCGTTGCGCGCCATCGCTTTCTTTGTCGCCAGCCGCAGCCAATACGGCCATGCAGCCTTTCAACACGTCGCTGTCATTCAGCCCGCTACGGCTCAATGCGCCAGCTACAGCCGATATATAATCGTGTCGGCCACCGCCAGTTGGATAGTGCCGCGCCAGCAAGCTCAATCCGGCAATCAGGTTGATTCGCTTATGCAGCATCACCAGATCGATCGTCGCAAAATCGCGATCGTCGTTTACTTCATATTGATCGTTATCGGGATGTAAGCTAGGCGGCAGTACGCTTTGTGAGCCCGTCGAACGCAGCTCGATTACGGTATCGCCGTCATGCTTGCTCAACAGCCACTTCTTCGTCACTGCGTCGCCGCAGCGATATAGATAATGTGTTTTCGGTCGCTCACCGCGGCCATACACATAAGTGCGCGGCAAAAAGTAAGGAGCTATGATGGTCGCTTCATCCCAGTCCAGATCGACATCGATCACACCACCACTGGGCTTTCCCCACAGCCCGCCTAAATTATCACTCGATTTGAAATGCTGATCGATCGTGTCTTTCGTTATGCGAAGTTGATTCCAACCTTCACCGCCGGTGGGCTTCTTCATACCTCGGCCAACAGGCACACACAATATTCCTCGATCCAGCCATTTACGAACTTCTATCCGAGCATCGATTTTACGACTCACTGAACGTCGTGTATGATCATTCACGTTTGACTCCTAAGACGCTGCCAAGTGTCTTTTTGGCCGCTGCTGTTTCAGCGGCCATTTTTTTGGGGACGACCAGCCGATATCAATTTTTCTTTGATGGCTTTTTGCATCTCAGTGGAATGCTTACGCTCCAATAACACGGCGGCTCCGACACGGTAGGTCTTCAACTCCATTCGATCAATCAAACGAATCACTCGAGCGATGCTGACGCCAAGCTCTGACGCATGTCTGCTTAACGTCCAATACTTATCTAGCTCATGCATTTAATCTTCCTCTTATATACTTCTGATTACCGCGCGCCTAAAATTCAGCTCGACAAATATACGCGCAAGCCGCCAGGAGCAAACACAAATGATCTTCGCTATCGAGGGGCCAGACGGCGCTGGCAAAACAACGCTGCTTAATGCGTTGCGCCGTGATAAGCGTCACACATTGCATTTTGTTTTTTCCAATCGCCCACCGGCTTCGTGGAATGAAATTGTCGATGAGCTGATGTGGATCGATGAATTTCCGATCGATCAGATTCTGATACTCGATCGCATTCGCACGATCTCCGAGTATGTGTACGGTAAAGTGCTGCGCGGTCAATCGCTAGTCGGCCATCCAATCGATGACATGTTTTCTAAAAAAGCGGTATACGTTTATTGCCGCCCGCCGCGCTCGGTGATCTTGCACAATGCCAAGAGTCAGCCGCAGCTCGAAGGCGTACATGCTCGACTAACACAGCTCATCGAAGCATATGACAAAGTCTTTGATGCGCTCGAAACAACGTGCGACGTGATACGTTATGATTACACCTCAACTCCACAACCTGAATTGCTCGATCAAATTTTCTCGAGGATCAAAACAAATGGATAAGCTAGATCAGATGTTCGCGCATCAGTTGGGCTTGACGAAGAAATTTCATGACATCGAAAATCGAGCCGGTCATTTAGCGATTCTCGATATTCCATATAATCTCGATATCATGTCAGCGCAAATGCAATTGCGCCGCACGGCGTTCGATATGACTGAAGAGGTCATCGAAGTGCGCCGCTGTGATCCAACACTGATCGTTGATATATATGAAGAGATATCGGACGTGGCCCATTTCATGATCGAGTTGTTGATATGCTCGGGCGTTCAGCCGCGAGACGTGACAATCAAAGAAAGCTCAGATCGGCTCGACTATTTATTTCACATCGCCGTCACTCATAACTCGGATGATGCTGCGCTGTATTTTCTCGACAATATATATACGGCGTTTCATTCGCTCAAAGCCAAGCCATGGAAAGCCAATCCGAAGATCAGCCAGATCGGCGTATTTCTGATACGATTGATCGCGGCGTTTCATTCGTTCATTGCCTTCGCAAAATCGTATGGAATGACCTCGCAGTCGTTGTATCAATTCTATCTCGACAAAGCCGCCGTCAACAATCAGCGAATTACCGATGGTGCATAGGAATTACATGAAAGGAAAAACTAAACATTCGGGCAAGCATCGGCGCGTTTATCCGTTTCAACAAACTCGTAAAGGCGTGCGGCCTGCACCGGCATTGGCGTATCGATCATCCGACATCATTGCGGCTGCCGGTAAGCCAGGCGCAATTCCTGAAGTAATCGCGATGCGCTTAGCGGGCTATCGTCATTGCACGCGCAGCTCATTCAAAACTCGTTGGGGCGGGGGTGGCTGGTCCTGGAGTCACAACGGTGATCGTGAGTGCCGTCGCCGCCGCAAGCAAATGAAGACGGGAGAATTCGCCGATGAATGAAACTAAACACGTCCGTAAAGGCAAGCGCATTCGTCATTTGACTTCCGGTGAAGTGGAGGTATTCAAGTCGATCAATTTAGCGAAGAAAGAGTCATGGAAGCTGCAAGCTAACGGCAAGGAATTGGGTTACGGAACAGTAAGGAGAGAATAATGAGTTTTCTTAAGCATATGTCGCAATACAAATGGCACTATATCGGTGCAATCGTATTGCTGTTCGCCATCAACGGTTCTTTCTTTACGATCGATCAAACAGACATGGGCAATATTCGACGGCTCGGCTCTAAGCTATATGCACAGCCGCTCGGCCCCGGCCTGCATTTCAAGCTGCCTTTCATCGACACACCCGATAAAATTCAGGTGACGCTCAACACTGTAGTCATTGAGCCGTTCGATGTCAGTACGATCGACAATCAGGTGGTGACGATTTCGATCAATTACAATTACACCATTCCTTCCGATCAGGTAAATCACCTGCTATATGAAGTCGGCGGTATGGGCGACGATCAAACCAACATCCATGCTCAAGCGATCGCAGTTGCTAAAGATCGAGCATCGGCCATATTCGCCGGACAGAACATGGTGACGGTCAATGCCAATCGTGCGGCGATTCAGGCGGCGATCACGGCCTCAGTGCATGAACGCCTAAGATCATTGTTTGGCATTGAGCCACACTCGTTACAGCTCCCTGAAATCAAGCCGTCACCTCAATTTCTCGCATCGAATGCCGCTGCCGTCAATGCCAAGAATGCCGCCGTTGCTGCTGAGAATACCAAACGTACGAAGCAATTCGAAGCCGATCAGGTAGTGATCACGGCCAAAGGCGCAGCAGACGCAGCCATTGAAGAGGCACGCGGCGCAAGCCAATCAGCCAAGCTCAACGCCGACGGTGAAAAATACCGACTGCTGGCGCAAGCCGATGGCCTACGCGCCGAGGTTAGTGCGTTCGGCTCACCGGCTGAATACGTCGAGTACATCCGCTCCGGTCAGGGTTGGAACGGCGTATTGCCGACCACGACTTACGGTTCAGTTATACCTTTCGTCAACGTGAAGCCATGAACAAGCCCGTCAAGATCATTAAACGTACGTCGATCGAAGATAAGCGTCATCATGAGATGCTAGCCGCAATAGTGCTGCCGTATACCGCCGATCGTGGCGGCATGTCGATCAATCATCCGGATACGATCAAGCGAGCTTTAGAAACGGCTGCATTGCTCATCGTGCAGTCGCGCCAATGACGCTCAAATCCGAATGGTTAAGGTATTGTCACCAGTTGTCGATTGAATACGCGGACATGTGGTGTGGCGCTCGCAAGATCATCGTCAATCGCACGCTGTCATTCACAACACTGGATGATTCATTGCAATTGTCTGATTCAGGATATACGAAATCAAAGCTCACGATGCTGACAAAGCATTACTTGCATCACGAGTCGCGAAACGTGGCTCTCAGCTTGTGGGAAAAGCGCAAGGCGCAAGGCAAATACGGTTCAGTGGGCTTCACAACATACGCGCATTTCATCAAAGGCGGCGCGATCGATGCGAAGCGCTCAAAGATTGCCAGCGTGTTCGGTCCGTGCATTCAATCAGTAGTCATCACGCTGGTCGATAAGAAGACTTATACGATCGATGTATTCTATCGTACCACTGAGCTGTTCAAGAAATTTCCGGCCGATTTAGTGTTGATCCGTGACGTGCTGCTGCCCGGCTTTAATTTTACGGGCTTGAAAATGCTGCGGCTCAATTGCCATTTCGCCAATATCACGATGCATCCGATGTACGCGATAGTCATGCTATCACATTCGGATAATGTCATTCTTGAACTTGAGTCGATTCGAAAGCTCGATTCGACAATGTGGAAATGGGTCGTCAAATGGTCAGCGAGATATTTATGCCCTGAATACCTCGTTGGTATAATCAAGTTCAGCCAAGCGATGCGCGTCAAAGCGTATGCCGATAAGATCCAAGGCTTGATGCGCAAAGAGCTGACGCGATATTTTCGTAAACACATGCCGAAGAAATCTGAGGTTGAAGATGACGAATCTGAAGATTGAATGCTGGTTCTGTGAGAACGATGAGCATACTACTGGAATGATGGTCTCGAGCATCAAAAGTGATGCCATGATATGTGTCGATTGTGTATTGCAATCGATGCAAGCAATCATGCAGCAACGACCGGAGCTGGTTCGTATGTCTGTCAAGTTCGAAAAGAATCCAATTTCAGATTTGATGTCGCGTTTATTTGGTCCTCGACAATCCGAATCGTCCGAGCCTATCGTCGAGCCGTGTCAATGCGGCCATGCGAAAGCATCGCACCCGAAGCAAACCGATACTTTTAATTCATGCACTGAATGTCCATGCATCGATTATCGAGCCGCTTCATGATCGGGCCCGGCGATTTAGTGATGACGTACGATCCAGGAAATCTGGGATTTATTAATTGGAGCTCGGAAATATTTCCCGGAATGACAGGCATTGTTTTAAGCGAAGCCTATTGGAATGAGCCGCTATTGCCCGGTCACTTTCAATGGTCCAAAGTAGTCGATATTCGGTTTAATGAACTTACGCTTCCTTGCGCCATATTGTTGCTCAAAAAACTGCGGCCTCCGCCGCAAGAAGAGGAACGAATCGAAGAGGAGCTTTGCGTATGAGAATTTACGTCGCTTCTCGCGTCAAGCACGCCGAACGCTGGAAGCATTTGCGCAGCTTAGGATATGGCATCATCTCCACTTGGATTGATGAAGTTGATGAGGGCCAAACGTTAGACTTCACTTATTTGTGGAAGCGCATCACGCATGAAATCATGCATAGTGATCGATTGGTGTTTTACGCTGAACCAGAAGACTTTCCGTTCAAGGGCGCGTTGGTCGAAGTTGGCATGGCGATAGCCACTGGCATTCCGGTGTTCGTGTATCTTAGCTCGACGCAGCTTGAGGGCCGCACGGATCGACCAGTCGGTTCATGGATTCGTCATCCGAAAGTGAGAATCGTTCAATCACTATATGAGGCATTAAGATGACTGAAGACGAAAAAGTTTTGATGGAAATCACCAACGCCGTGCGTGAGTTGCCGCCATCGGATCGCGTCGTCGTCGAGAGCATTGCTCGAACTCTGCGCATATTGATTCAAGCTGATCAACGCGCCATAATGGCGATTTCACTGATCGGGGCGGAGTTAGTAGCTCAATGATTCATCCAACATTTTTCGATCGGGCCATTACCAACTTACATCACGAGATGAAGGCAACGGCCAAAGCAGTGCATACGGCTAAGTGGCAATCGATCGACATATCAAAACGCCCCGAAGCCGAGATGCGCGAGCTGTCGGATGTATTCTTTCGTGTCCAGTTACCGAGCGAAGAGCTGAATTACTACCGCCGTCAGATCAAACCGAATTTACCGTGGGCTGACAATCACTTTGAGCAAGAGAGAGTCAGTGGCAAACCGATCAATCCAGGTGAAACGTGGAAAGAGTGGCCGTATGGCAACTCAGCCTCGAACTTTTTGAAAGACGGAGTGTTCAGCCATACTTACGCCGAACGCTATTGGCCGAAGAATGCCGGTGACCCGACTAAAACAAATTGGGGCATTCGTTATGCTTACGGCGATTTGATGGATGTCGTCAATTTGTTGAAAGCTGATCCGTTGACGCGGCAAGCGTATCTGCCGATATTCTTTCCTGAGGATACCGGCGTAGTGCACGGCGAGCGCATTCCATGTTCGCTCGGCTATCACTTCATGATGCGCGATAGTCGGCTGAACATTTTCTATCCGATTCGATCGTGTGATTTCATCCGGCACTTTCGCGATGATTTATATTTGACTACTCGGCTGCTTTTGTGGATGCTAGCCGAGCTGCGCAAGCTCGACGATGCTTGGAAGACTGTAGTGCCGGGTATATTTACTTTCTGGGCAGGCTCGCTTCACTGTTTCATCAACGATCATCGAAAATTATGACAGTCTACGAACAAGAAAAGCCGAAAGGTACGACTGAGTATTACGTCATTCTGACGACGGGCAATCAGTTGAAGGAATTCGTCGATTGGCCGACTGTGCCGACGCGCAAGATGATCAAGGATTTAGTCGAGCCGTTGATTCAGGGACGTCTCGAACGTATCGCCGTTTGGCATCACGGCGGTATGCGAGACATGTTCATCGATGCTGATTGCGTTGTTCGAGCGAAGCCGCGCAACGAAGTGGCGACGGAAATCTATCGCTGCTATCACTTGACGCGCTATCCAAAAACCAAAGCCGAGTCACTGGCGTACGTCATGGGGGACGCTGTGTTGTTCGGTCGGAGAGTTTGGTCGTGAATCGTCGGACTATCAATCTGGAGGAAGCATGAATGACACCGTTGGAGACGCATTGCCGCGTGAGATGGCTCGAGTACGTGATGAGTTGATACCTCAGTATATTGAGATTGGCCCAGCCGGTGCTTTCGGCTTGATGATGCATCGTCAGGCGCTCGATCGAGCGGCTAAAGCCATGGCTGAAGGCGATGTGATCGCAATGATTCGATCACTCGAAGAACTTCGAGGCTGCAAATGAGTATGCCCTGTCCGAATTGTGGTGAAGAAGTGTTTATGGGATTTTTAAGTTTTCATGAATGTCCGCCTCCACCGATAATAGTGGCCCAACGTTTCATGACCCAAGAAGAACGCGACGCAATGGATCGAGCCGCCATGCGATCTCAGATTGTTATCGACCCAGGCTTCGAACTTGATGCCGCAAAGGAGCAACGATGAATCATTGGGTATGGGCAGGACTCGCTGCATTGATCGGCTACTTTATCGGCGCGTGGGATCAACGGAGGCTGCGCGCCTTACTGAGACATGAGCGCAAGCGGCAATCCGCAATGCACGCAGAGTTAAAAAGGAATGGTTGCCAATGGTTCGACTGAAGTCTGATGTCGATGTGAAGCATTCAAGCTCAGCTAACGATGGAGGGGGAGAACATGGATGACCATTTTACCGTTGCCGAGTTGCTGACCATCCTTCACCACGAGGCATATACCGACCGGGAAAAACGTCTCGCCAGGCAATGTATGAGTCTACTCGACCAGCTTTTGCGAGCAAACGAAAAGATCGCTGCCAGCGGAGAAGGAAATGGTTGATTTGGTGAAACAACTTAGAGAGCCAGTCAGTGAAGAAAGCGCCCAAGTCATGGTGCGGTGGGCTGCCGATGAGATCGAACAGCGCAAGGCGCAGCTTTGGAAGTACGGCAAGCACTTAGCCTCATGTGCGCTCTGGAAGTCCGCAAGTCACGCATGCGACTGCGGGTGGGTTGAAGTTCGCTCGACGCTGGCACAGGCCAAGCAAAGTGATGCAGATGCCTTCAACGCTTCGATAGCTCCCCACCACTCACAGTCTGATGCCGAAGCAAAGCATTCAAGCTCAGCTAACGATGGAAAAGCGAAGCAATGAACTTACAAAGCTACACAGCCGACACGCTGCCTGAGCTGTACGCCAATTTAGTGCCGACATATAAAAGCGGCTCGCGAGGACGGCCATTCGTGGCAACAGTGAAACAGTGGGAGAATCGATATGGTGAAGCAATCCAAAAAATCAATCCAAAAAGAGCTCGTAATCGATCTGACAATTATATCGATCGACGTGAAATACAACGAATCCGGGGTCGCGACGATTACTCTTTTCGCTTCGGTGTCTCAAAAAGTGGCCGCGGATATCATGGAATACGGGGCGATTTCTGTCTCTCGTCTGCAGCGGTCAGTAATCAAAGGCATCTTACGCTATTCTATCGTTCCTTGGAATTGATCGGCGGTTTTGGGTACGATCTGACGCTCGTCAATGAGCTTGAGCAACAATTGGCTACTTCATGGAAAAGCGTTACATTCGTAGCCGTACACGCCTACGTGTTCGCGCTCAAGCGCAATTCAAACGAGAAACTATATCCGAAGCTGCTGGAGATTTTTCATGCCGGCTCATAAGAAATTTGATGACTATGAATCTACGCATTAGTCGAGATGAAATGCTTCTACGAATGGCCGACGCGGCGGCTGAACGCGGTACATGTGAACGGCTGCAGGTCGGCGCGATCGTGGCGCGTGAAGGTCGGCCACTGGCGGCGGGCTATAACGGCTCGCCACGTGGTCTCGAGCATTGTGGCCCTTTGCATTGTAAGCTCGATCGACCTTGCACGTATGCCACACATGCCGAGCTGAATGCCATTACGTGGGCCGCTAATGCCGGTGTAGCCACGAACGGTGCCGAGCTGTACATCACTGACAGTCCTTGCGAGGGCTGCGCCAAGGCGATCATAAACGCCGGAATCAGTATCGTGCATTTTCGACGCAAATATCGATTAATAGCCGGACTCGATTTACTCGACGCGGCAGGCGTGAAGTGGGTTCATCATGACGCATAGAATCTTGGGATTGACAGTATCGTTTATCGGCTCATCGATGATCGGCGATATAAAGCTGTCAATGGGCGTCATGCTGCTGATCGTCGGCTTTCGTTGGTATATGGATGCGCCATGAATCGAGAAATTCCATATCTGTTTCAATATAAAATCCACGCCCTCGTGATGTTGATCGATTTGAAATTGCCCGCAAGAGTCGTTGGCATTTTGCGCAATAGTCAAGGCGATCAGTATCAAGTCGTTTGGTGGTGGGACGGTCAGCGTCGATGTGAATGGTTGTTTCCTTACGAAATTGAAGCCGCCAAAACGACATGACAGAAGACGAAGCTAAGCTATACATCCAGAACAAAGTGATAGAAGCATTGACGACGATGCCGAATCAAATTCCGAACAATAGGGAAGGTCGAATAATGTGTATTCGAGTTGTTCAAGAAGAAATCGCTAGAGCTTCGCATGAAGGAGTACTTGAATTTCCATGGAATAATTTTCGAGTTCGAGTGCCGCCGATCGATCCGATTGACCGAGCATCGCGTATGTTGCGAGTCGATTTGTATCTGCCAGATGAGATCAAGGACCTGATATGAGCGAACTTCAGAATAAGAATTGTCAGCTTTGCGGCTTGCACCGTGGCGTGAAAAGTGTATGCATTGCCGGTGATGGGCCGATGGACGCCGATATCGTATTCATCGGTGAAGCGCCCGGTGATCAGGAAGATAAACGTGGCGTGCCGTTCATTGGTAAGTCAGGTCAGATCATTCGAACTGAAATTGAGAAAGTCGGACTTAGAAAAGTACGCATCACTAATCTCGTACGCTGTCGGCCACCGGCCAATCGTCAGCCTACGAACGATGAAATCAAAGCGTGTCGACCCTACCTCGACGCCGAGCTTGAAGCGATCAAGCCGCAATACGTCGTGACGCTCGGCAACGTATCGAGCAAAGCCGTATTGCGCAAATCGAAGATCACTCAAGACCATGGACAATTAGTTGTTGGCAAGCATCCGTTTGTAGGAATGCCGATGTTTCATCCGGCATATATTCTGCGTGATCCGTCAAAGCTGCCCGCGTTACAACGTGATCTTGAACGATTGGCGCGTGAGATGCGAGGCGAACGTAGGAAAGAAGAAATCGAGTGGCGATTTTTGACCAAATCGAATTTCTCACAATTCGTCAAAGAATTTCTCGAAGCCGAGCGCTTCTCCTTCGACACTGAAACGACTGGACTGTTCATGCACGATCCAAAAGGTCGTGTACGCACATTGCAGATTGGTATGGATCATCGAGTGTGGATCATTCGGCTATATCAAGCTGACTCGCCGATGCCGAAACACGAGACGCAATATAACTTTCTTCACTGGCTTGAGCAAGCGAGCCGAGGCAAGTGGTGTTGCGCTCAGAACGGCAAGTTCGATAATGAATGGTTGATGGCTCAATATGGTATTCGATTTTATGTGGATTTCGATGTCGGCTTAGCTCATCATTTGCTGGATGAAAATACGCCGCATGGCTTGAAGGAAATGAGTCGCACGTATCTCGATGCGCCGGATTATGCGCTACCGCTGGCGCATTTGCTGCATCCCGAAGAGCATGGTGTGTTGGACAAATTCTATCTATATGCCGCTCGCGACGCTTATTACACGCTACGACTTGCGATTTTGTTTGACGGTATGCTCAAAAAGCAAAAGGACCTTCGAAAAATATTCTACAAACTCGTCATGCCCGCGGCACGATGTTTTGAAGACATCGAAATGCGCGGCATCACACTGGATATGGAAAAATTTCGATCAACGAAGATCGAAGTGGGTAAAAAGCGCGATCAGGCCGAGGTCGAATTGAATGCGATGGCTAAAGCGGCTGGTGCGATCGACATCAATTGGAGTTCACCGGCTCAAGTGGGGAAATTTCTATATGGCACGCTCAAAATCAAACCGACCGTCCTTACCGACGGTGGCAACTATAGTACCGGAGAAGAAGCACTCCTCGAAATTCGCGATGAGCATCCCATTGCCTCTAAGCTCGTCGAATTTCGAGAGCTGTCAAAGTTTTACAACACGTATCTCGAAGGATGGGAACAACTTATCGTTGAAGGTCGAGTATTCTTTAGTACAAAATTGCACGGCACTGTCACTGGACGATACTCTTCTCGCTTGCATCAAGTGCCTCGAGATGGCACGATCCGCAACTTGGCGATAGCCCCACCGAATTACACCTTCGTTCAAGCCGACATATCCCAGGCTGAGCTGCGCACAGTGGCCGAAGTGTCACGCGATCCAGAGCTGATCAAATGCTTCAAGCAAAAAATCGACGTGCACTGGCGTACGCTGATGTTCGCTATTCAATCCGGAGGATCAGGTGATTACTACGAACCGTTGATGGAAACGGCTGCTGAGCTGAACGGTTTAGGTGACGTTGAAGATATGGATCATGCGGTTCGCATTATGATGGAGCATGGTCACGAATCGGCGATCAAACAATGGAAAGGCTGGAAAGAAGGTCGCAAAAAAGCGAAGGGCATCAATTTCGGATTTGTGTACGGCATGAGGGCAACGAAATTCATCGAATACGCCAAGATGAAATACGGCTTTGAGCCGACAATGGCCGAATCTGAAACGCTACGCGAGGCGTATTTTCATCTGTATCGAGGCCTTGAGCCGTGGCACAAACGGCAACGCGGCTTAGTGCGGCTCGACGGCCAGGTGCGTAATTTGATTGGCCGTATACGTCGCCTACCGGGCGTACACAGCACTGATCGTTTCTTAGTCGGCGAAGCCGAACGACAAGCAATCAATAGTCCGATTCAAGGATTCATCGGCGATTGGAAAGCGATGGCCCTGGTAGAAATCTGCGAGCTGCCGCCGTATTCCGTGCAGGTAGTTGGGGAAGTACACGATTCGATTTTACTCAATGTCAGAACCGAGGAGCTAGACGAATGGCTACCAAAGATTCGATCGATCATGCGTCACCCCAAGCTGTTAGACGTGTTCAACGTCAAGCTGTCGGTACCGATGGAAGCCGACCTCGAATGCGGCCCTTGGGGAGCGGGCACGCCGTATCGAAAAGACTTACAGTAGATTTTAGCTTGATGCCGCCTCACACGCATCCAGTGAATTTTCGCAATCGTCAGATGAATCGTCGATACGGTGAGCCGAGCGAAGAAAGTCAAGATCAATGGGAGCTCGACGATTGGGGCATGAGTATTTGGGATTGGGGCGATCGATGAATGATTTTTGGCCGCGAGCATTCGCGTTAATGCTTGAAATCGAAAAGGAGAAAGATTCAGTGAGTCAATTCAAATATCAAAGCAGTCGAGTCAATGGCGATCTTGAATTGAAGTACATCTATCGGGCGGGATCGCTGTATTCGGTGGTATTGCTGGCGAGCGGAACTCCGATTACGCGAATCGAGCCTGACGGACTTCAGGCGCTCGGCATGTGGCTCAAATCGAATTCAGAGAAATTGCTGGCCGAAGCTGCGCAGAATCGTGGAACGGTTAGCGGTTGATTCCTTGACCAGCCAGCGTAAAATGACTGACGCTAGATAAACAACATATCGGAGTCAATCATGAAGTCTTGTGAAATGCCAGCGTGTGAGTATGAGAATACAACCACAGGCCCATTTTGTATCAATTGTCGTGGATCGATCGGACGTTGGTCGAATCGACCCACTGAAGATGTGATGGAGCGCCGTCGTCGCCTGAAGCTATACAGCAATCGCATGTCCGAAGTCGGCACACCGAGAAGGCGTCGCAAATGAAACGCAAGACTTACACCGACGAATTCAAGCGTGAAGTCATCGCTCGCGTCAAAGCCGGTGAGAGAACGTCAGCCGTTGCTGGGGATTTGAAGCTGAGGCCGAATTTGATTTCTTCGTGGATGAAACAGCTCGGCGGCAAGAAAAAAGCCGTCAACAAGCTGAGCAATGTTCACGGCGCTATCGTATATTTACGCCATGCACGTACAGCCGCCGTCGTTCAAATCACTCAGGATCCGAATCGATGGGACGACCCCGTATACCAATTCGCCATGATGGCGTTAAGAGCGCTCGAGGGCAAATGAACATCAAAGACATGGTAGCCGCTGGTAAAGTCGTTCGTTTCGTCAAAGCGCGCCAGAAGCATTTGATTTACAAAACCGAGTCGGGCTTTCTGTTCGAAGTGCCGTTCGGCGAGATGGACGATGCCACCTTCATGGCTGAAGATAAGGCCATTCTGTTCTTGCGCTGGATCCGTCGTGCTGTCAAACAAATGGAGGAATCAGTATGATCATCACTCGAGCGCTGGTCGACAACATCAATCGACTGCTTGATCATGGTTTAAGCCACGGTCTTGGAAACTCATCTCCCGGACATATGTGTGTCGAAGCCGCCATTTGTTATGCATTGGGATTGAAGCATGGCGATGATCCACAATGCGTCATTGAGCCGTTACGACGACTCAAAATTCGATTGAATGATTCTCGATGGTCATCGAACAAGGCTCGTGCTGAAGGGCTGCGAAGACTTGCCATCGCTCAGCTCGGCAGTAAAGGTGTTGTTGATCCAGTAGAATTCTCTCGTCGAGTGGCTCGGATGACGATTCAAACTGTTGTTCCGTCGGCTTTGCGCTCGGCAGCTCGACGACTTACTGGCGAACATCCATCCAGATTATTGGCAATTGCTTTGAAATGCGAGCAAGACCCCACATTGGAGAATGCTCGACAAGCTAAAGCCGACGCCGACGCCGCCTACGCCGCCGCCTACGCCGCCGACGCCGCCGCCTACGCCGCCGCCTACGCCGCCGCCTACGCCGCCGCCTACGCCGCCGCCTACGCCGCCGCCGCCGCCGATGGCGCCGCCGCCTACGCCGCCGCCTACGCCGCC